ATTGGCTTGATCTTGATTATTTTGATTGATTAGATTTGTCATGATATTTGATTTTATTTGATTTGATTAATATTGATTGCACCAACTTGGTGACACCTATAAAAGCGCCACGAATAAACTTATTGGCTATCAACGACTTACAGCATATGTGTTACCTAATACACATTAGGTTACAAGGGGGTGCCTGGGGGGAATCAGGATCCGGCAGCTGTATATATATATGCACCGTTTCTGAACTTTCCTAAACTGGGAATCAATTGGTAGCGTTCAGGATTTGACCAATGAGATGAAACCAAGTAATATAGGTAACATATGTTTGGCTTAGGAGGAAATCATTCGGGTGGTGCAAGTTATTATGATGGGGTTACTGCCTATACTCCTCAAGATACCTTCGCTAACACTTGGGCAGGTAATACTTTTGGTGGTGGTGGAGGTGGATATGATCCGATTAGCTCATTTGACTTAGGTGGTTATGCAGTAAACAGCGTCGATAGGTTTGCTGATTACAATCTTCCTGCTGACAATTACATCCTTTTGCCGGAGGTGCAGAATGATTTGTTTGGCACAACTACCGATTCTTTTGATTGGATGAATGGAGTCATGAACACGGGTGGTGATTATGACCCATCCTGGTTCACAAACAACTTTGATACAGGTACAGACACCCTAACGAACACGAATTTCTTCGAGAATGAGAATTTAACTTTAGAAGAGGCAGGGATTCTTGAGGATATAACCAGTATTAACCAGACAGAGCAGAATATCTTAGAAGATTATGGTTTATTGACTTATAATGACGATGGTTCTGTAAATTTTGACTCGAATGAGGCTATTGCAGCTTTAGGTGAGGTAGCAAATGACCCTAATTTGAGTAACTGGGAGAGGAGTCAGATAACAAATACTGCTAGTCAGTTAGCTTCTGCTGCAGATGCTGGATTAGATTATTTTGATTTCACAAGTCCTGATGTAGCAAGTGGTGTATATTCGAATGAAGCCCAGGATGCATACGCGGAAAGCCAAATACCATTGGGTGCATATTCTTATAATACGATTGAGGGACAGAAGTATGTTGATCCTATGTCGAATATGTATATCCCCCAGGGAACAATGGTTGCTGGTCCTGAGGGCAATACGCCATTTATAGGTAGTTTGATTGCTAGTGGCATCAATAATATTGGTGCAAAGAAGGGCTATGTTTCGGATCCTGCTACCAATGGTGGTTATGTATTTCCTCGGCAGACACAAAACATAGGACAGGCGCTTAATGATCCGATGAGCATCTCATCTGGTGCGGCTGCACGAGCTACAGCACGTTCACGAATTGCAGGAGATAGATATGGTTTCAATGAATATGGTGAGCCTAATCAGATGGTTAATGGTGTTCGTTATGCAGGCACTCCGACATTCTACGATAAGGTAGATTCCTTTACTGATGGAATCCGTGATTTTGGTGGAATGCTTCTTAAGCCCTTAAACTTTGTAACTGATACAGTTGGTGGAGGATTGGCAAGTGTGGGTCAGGCTGTTGGTGATAATTTTCTTGGAAGAGGCATCCTGAACATGGGTAATGTGATTGATGGATCGGGTGATTATCTTTTTGGTTCTAGTGACAGAAATTCGCTTTTGGGTACAGTTATGGGTGTGCCAGATTCTGTTGCACTTATGGGGCAAGGTCTTGCATACGGAAACTTGGGTATGGCTGGACAAGGCTTGAAAGGTCTTGTTGGCGCACCACTTTCTGTTTTGGGTAATGCATTAAGTATGCCTCTCTCTGTAGCAAGAGATGTTTTCGGTGCAGATATTACTATTGGTGCCGGAGGTGGTGGCGGAGGTGGAAAGAAGAAAAAGAAGAAAAAGAAAGCTCGTAAGAATGTACCTATTGTAGGGAACAAAAGAGGTTTAGGAAATGGTGTGCAGAACCAAGGTACAGGATCTGGTGGGGGAGAAACTACAACAACTGAGGATGGTACTGAATATGATTTATCTGATCTAGGTGACAGAAATGATTTTGCTGATCAATATGGCGAGGGTGCATTAGCTCAAAGGATGTCTGATTTGAATCTCAAATCCACTGGTGCAAGGGCTAATGCGAATGCAGATACTCTGGAGACTAGTGATGCAGATAGAAGTCAAGTTGCAGAAAGCATTGGCGCAAATCAGGGTAATCGCACAAGTGTAAAAAAAGCCCCTACGGTTGAATCGGCAGATGTTTTAGATGAGATGGTCGGGGCAGGGGATGCTGTAGATATACAGGAAGCGATTGAGGATAATTCTACTGGCTTTAAGACTTCTGACCTATTCGAGAATGAGCAACAGCCTATATTTGCTTACGAAGAGGAAGAAGCTTTCGCTTGAAGAGAATAAAGGAGTTTATTCGGGTATTTCGCATAGAAAACCCAAGCCTACTGGCTACTTATCGCATATTATTGGGAATATTTAAGGTTTTGCCTTATATAACACTCAAAACTACCGAAGATATTCGAGAATGGAAGAGAAGGTTCAGAATATGCCTTAAATGCCCGATATATGATGCAGAATTGAAGAGATGCCGACCAAGTAACGGATCGAACCGTGGATGTGGGTGTTATGTCCCATTCAGTAACATAATTTATGACAAATGTTGGGGAAGAGAATATTATGGCAGACCAATTGGCTGGGCAGCCTCGGATAAGCTCCAGAGGATTAAGCGTATTCGTAGGCGAAGAAGAAATCCATATTTACGAAGGTAAATGGAAAAATGCAGAAGGTGTCTTTGATACCCTTGAAGAAGCAGTAAGGAATGCTCTACCCCGTTGGGGGGGTATTATTGTACAATGAAGGGAGTGAAGCCCCCTGCCTATGTCAGGGAGATAAGAGCAATTTCAGAGGGGGACGGGGTGGCTTTAAAGTACTACTCAGAGATAATGGGTTATCAAAAGATTGGGGCTAAATTGAGCAAGACTGGTAAATTACCAGATATTCCGACAAAAGCGGACAACCATGGTGATGCTGGTATATATTTAGACCAATGGAATCAATGGTTAAAAACAGAGTCCATACATTCATCTGGGACTCGCAAGAAACGTTCATCATCGCGGAGGTGAACGGAGAAAGCTTTGACTGGAATACTTTTTGGTACTTTTACGAAATCAGCCTCGAGCATGCGATGGCTGTGATGCCACAGATTATAAGAGTTTACGATTTCCATATTATTGAAAAATGAAAAGAAGCGGGCCTCTAAAAAGAAAAACGCCACTCAGGAGAGTGTCGAAGAAGAGGGCGACAGATATGAAGAAATACTCAGAACTGCGCCGGAACTTCCTAGCCACATTGTCCATATGCGAAGTGTGTGGAAAAGCAAAAAGCACGGACGTGCATCACATAAAAGGAAGAGGTAAATACTATTTGGATACGGATACGTGGTTGGCAAGTTGCCGAGGATGCCATGACCAGATTCATAAGAACCCAGCCTGGGCGAGAGAAAAAGGATTTCTCTTATAGCCTAGCGGTAATATAAAAAAGGATAGTAAGTATAGTGACGATTATGATTTCAGAGTTCATCGTCATTTACTTCTTCTAGCTTCGGAGCTTCTAATTGCTCTATATCTTTGCGTATCTCATTTGCTTTTCTTCGAGCATCACTTTCGATGTCGATGACAACATTTAAGAAGTTACGTAAAGAAGCTACCCTTTCTTGTATTGTTTCGCTTGGCGAATCAACTGCATATGCTGCTACGTTCATAATTAGGCATTGGGTTTAACTCTTTGATACTCAAAGCATAAACCAAAGACCTAAGTGTTATCAAGTTTTTTTGGTTACAAATTTGGTGCTTTTTCGCAAATCCCCTTAGTATATAATTGGGTAATTTACCAGTGACCAACACATAGGAGTCGCAAACTTTTGCATCATCCATCTTGTAAGGAGGCACAATTAGCCGAGCATTATCGTAGTCAGATTGCTTGATATCAATCGTTCTGCCCTTAACTATAAAGTCCGGCGAACCTGCCCTGGGGCGAAGATCAGTCGGAGGGTATAGATTGTATACCTTAGCAAATGCATACTCTGCTCCACACCCTTCTATGTCCCTTTGCAAAGGGTCTTCCTTTGCAACTAGTAAGTCTTTAACCCCATACTTACGATTTTCCGATCTTCGCCCCTCAGCTATGAAGCGAACTATTTCGCATTCAGCTTGGTTTAGATCAATTTTGATCTGACCAGTCACACCGTAGAATCAGGGTCATCAAAGTATGGTATCGGGCCGTTTAAATCAAAAATAGGGCCATGCAACTCTCTGAGTATTACAATAAGTGCTTGGATGAATGTATCCCTTTCGGTACTTCCCCTAAGCATAATTTCTACCCCATCAGATTCTTTACCATCTACCTCCAGGGCAGTACACCCATCATCTTTAAGTGTTACTTTAACATACCCTCCATGTCCTGCATCTCCTCCGTGACAGCCATTATGCTCAACTGTAACGGATAGCATATTTGCTGAAATAATTTGTTGGTAAACCTTTCTCATGCTCATATTATTTCCTTTCTCTTCAATTATTCGGCCCTGAGATAGAACCATTCTTTTTCAATATGTCTCGAACATATCTCGAGACACTCTTCCTCTTCCTGTGAGCATTTTGCATCAGCTCCTTCTTTTGATCTACTGTCATCGCTATACTCAACTGACTAGTTCTAGGAAGCTTCTCCCCCTCACAAAAATCTCTAGACTTGTACTTGCTCATCCATGTCTGCCTCCTTAACAAACACACCATCGACCATCACACCTCTTCTGTCCTTAATGTCGTTATAAGCAGTATTTAAACATTCCTCTAAGGTAATGAAGTTTCGCTTACAGATATTAATCATTATGACCAACATGTCTCCTATATCATCAGCTGGGCAGTTCTTCTTGCAGATAGAGTCACTCAACTCCCCTAGCTCTTGCATTAATTTTAAGACCTGATCCTTGTCGGTTGATCCTAAGATCAAATTCCGATCCTCATGCCATTGCTCTACTTTTTTTACTAAATCTTTCATTACTTGTATTCGCAGATAGGGCAATTTCCATGCCCAGGTTTCGGGCAACATAATTTCTTCGCACAACTAACACTTGAGCAAGAAGCTAGCTAAATAACTCACTAGCATAACTAACCCCAAGCATAGTAAGATAAATCCCCAGTCCGATTTTACATTACTCATCTATAATAATCTCCTTATCTATATGTTCTTCAGGTAAGCCATCCTCAGATGAATGACTATCTTCCTTCGGTAAATATCCTTCTCGTTTTAATTTCCATACTTCTCCACCAAGCTCATGAATCATATCTGCTTCATTCCTGAATCGAATGTCATCAACGATTACTCGTGCGCTTTCTATCCCCACAGCCTCAAAAGCTTTTATCCTTCTATTAGCTTCTATCTTTGTGTGATTAACCCAAATATCTGGGTAACATGCTCGCCCAAATTCCGTACCTAGTCGTTGCATGAGAACTCTCGCAGTTATTCCTTCAGGGAATCCTGGTATCTGCTTCTCCTTTTCCTCGTAGATGTAAATCTTCGGAACTATAAGTTCAAGCATCTGCTTGATCGGCGTTGATAAACTCAAAATTTCCCCACCTATGCGATTAGCAAAAGTAGTCTTCCCCATACCCTTCGGGCCGGTAAGCCCAATTAATCTTGGGAAGGTAAATTCTGTCGAATTAATGTCTTTACTGAGCGTAAATGTCTGCATTGTTTTAATGGTTTTTTTCCTTTCTTTAACTGCGGGCCAATCTTGAACGTAAAATATTCACATGAGCATTCTCCATAGCCGTCATACTCGTCTAAATCTACTAGGTGGACATTTTGAGGGTTTGCTAAACTTGTAAGTAAGAATCTTTTTGCCTCTAAGTGATGAATCTCAAAGCGAGTATTCATGACTTCCTGCAAATTGCTTCATCCGTCTAGGTATCCCTGTACCAATTCTTTTTCCGTCATCGGTAAATCCGCATATCTGATCACGTGACCAAAAGTATTCACATGCCTCATCCACCTCTTTCTTCAAACTTGACCAGTAGCCTCGATCATTCTGAGTGGCAGGGCCTTTATCCTCCCTACCACTCGAATGATCAAAGGAGTCAGAACTATTCCTTTCCACCGTCTTGAACCTCAAGCTTTTGCTTCAGCTCAAGATTCTCGAGGCGGACAGCTATGGTCTGTACCTTTTCGAGGATTCCTTCCATCCGTTGGTATGCCTCTTGGCGAGACATTGCGTTATTGGCAATGGTGTTGATCTTTTCATCAACAGACATTGCTTCCCATTTTTGTTTTGCTTCCTCTTCAGTTTGTTGAACAGGAGCCTCTGCTTTTTCTTCTTCCGCCATATTAATTTGCGTTTTTAATTAGTTGGTAAACTTTCGAGATTGGAAGGCTAACCATTGCCTTTGCTGTTCTGCCTTTAGGCTTAAACTCCAATTCGTTAGTTTCTGCATTGATTGTGATTATCAAGTTTCTACCGTTTCCATCTTCCACGTTAGTCTCTCGACAAATATTTTTTGTTAGTAATGTTGCCATTACCAGGGTACATCCTCACCCAGATCAGGATCCTCTACCTTGTCAGCAGTCTGTGGCTTACGGGCTTTGGATTGCGAACCGCTAGCGATTCCTTCGGAATCGCTCCCTTTAGGGGTTTGGGCGCCGGATTGAAACATGAAGGTCATGGGCTTAACCACAAACTTAGTTTTCTTACGGGGCTTACCATCCTTATCCTCGAAGGTATCGATCCTAAGATCAGCTTCTAGGAAAACGGAATCACCTTTCTTTGCGAACTTCGCAATGTACTCGCCAGCTCCACGCCATGCCTCAAAATCAAAAAAGTGGGCAGATTTCTCTCCACCCTTTCCTGGGAGGTTTACGGCTAGGCTGAAAGTGACAAGGGAAGACTCGCCAATCGTTTTTTCTGTCGGATCGCTTGTGAGGCGACCCATGAATGTTGCTTTTGCTAATGCGCTCATGATTAATGTAATACAGGTCGTGGTGTGAATTTCTGGATTTTTGGTTTGAAGCACACTTCGATGTCACCACATGCACCGTCGCGTTGCTTTTCTAAAGATATAATTGTTTCATCAGGGTCATCGTTCTTTCTCCAAAGCATGAGACAGACATCAGCATCTTGTTCTAGTGATCCTGATTCTCTCATGTCGGATAATCTTGGCTTACGATTTAATTCGTCTGCTGAACGATTTAGCTGTGATAAAAGGATGACTGGAATGTCTAGCTCCATTGCGATGTCTTTCATGGATCCTGCAATCTCAGCGACTTGCTGTTCTCGAGGGATTCTCGCATTGATTGGTCGCATTTTCTGCGCGTAATCCACAACGATCATATCGAGTCCTTTTCGTGCAAACTTCCTAGCCTTTGCTTTCACTTGAGCTGTATTGATGTTTCCACGATCATCTACCCAAAAGCTTCGGTCTTTCATCCAGTCCATTGCCGACTGATATTTTGCGATATCCTCGGGGCGAGCAGTATTATCAACTATGTATCCGACAGGAACTTCTGATTTATTCGAAATAAGCCTACGCATGACTGCCTCAGCTTTCATCTCTAATGAGAAGAACAAAACTCTCTTACCTTCTTTGACTGCATTTAGAGCCATCTCGCATCCAAAAGCAGTCTTTCCTACTGAGGTTCGCGCTGCCACCACTATGAGATTGTTGGGTTGCCAACCATGAGTCATCTGATCGAGCTTATTTATTCCTGTTGAAATACCACTCATGCCATCTTGCTCCATGCGCTTTTGAAGCTGTTCCCACATGGAATCAATGATTTCAGGAGCAGAACGAACATCCTCTTGGTTATCGATAGTCAGCTTAGTTAGCTCACGATCAATTTCCTCAATCAAAATCTTAGACTGCTGATTACTAGCTAGGTCATTGGAAATCTGAAGAGAAATCTTTTTCAGCCCATTTTTGATGTACTGCTCCTTTAAGGCTTCAACAAAAGAACCAAAACCTGTTGAGGTTTCACAAGCTCCGTAGATTGACGTTACACGGTCACGATCTTCGGCTTCTTTAAAGGAAAGAATTACATCAATGTCTATACATTCGGAATCCTTATGCTCGAGCATAAGAGTCCAAACCTTCTGATGAAATGGCTCTGAAAACCAATCTGTATTTATTCCCATGCAGATAGCTTCATCCAAGCATTCAATCGACTTGGCTGAGCAAGCGAGGAAACCTCGCTCGACATCAGGATCACTTATTGTTGTCAGCATATTCATCGATGTACAATTGGTCGATATCTTGAATTGATTTCGCTGTACGATATTTCTCGAAGATCGGTGGACGCTTATCCTCTGCCCAATCTAGAAAATCATTTAGTGAAATAGTTTCTTTCTCCGTTGCTGGTACAGGACGCCAATCGGGATTATTTCTAAGCCAAATTGTAAGACATGAACCCCAATGTTTGACGGGTGATTTCCCGACAACCCAACCTTTGGATTGATAATGATCAAAGAATAGCTCAGCCTTTGGCTGAAGAGGCTCAGCAACACTTCTTTGCTTGAAGTAATCGATGACCTCTTTGATGTTCTTTGGCTTATTACCTTCACCCAAACTTTTCTTGCTATTGGGTCTACGTTTCGATTCCTTTTTCGGTTCAGGTGCTTGGATGTTCGGCATGTACTGGGCAAAAGCGGCTAATAATATCTGTTGCTTTTCCATGCCGAACATTTGTTTCATGTTTTCCAAGCGAGCTTCGACCGTATCCGAAAGTCTAACCTCTATCCGTTTCATCGATTTCTATGAGGTGTACGTAAATACCAGGTTGCTGATGTCGAATCTTCATCATCGCTAATTCCACGACTTGGGCATCATCGTTCCAAAATAGGAGCTTACCCATTGTATCTTGAAATAATTTAAGCAAATTATCGGAATCAGGTTTCTTGATGTGATATTCCCAGCCACGTTCTTTTACCGCTTTCTTCTCATTAGAGAGAAAAGGAAGCTTATAAATAATCGTAAGCTTAAGAGGGCCTTCGCAAGGCTTCTCAGGCACATGCGGCATAAGGAGTGACATAAAGTCGGCTTCTTGCTGTTTTCCTTTCGCTGTAGTGAATGAAAATGGCTTTCCATCTTTTCTAACTCCTATCTTCTTGGTTGATTGAGCAGTTGATCTTGGTGGGTTACAACTAATGAAAAATGCATTCATTCTGCTGTTACTGACTTAGCTTTTGCTTTCTGAAACATTACCTGCTCAAGGCGCTGACGTAGGTCTTTGCGAGCTTGAGCCTTTCCCTGTTTCGTAAATTCCGCCCAGATGGTAACCAAGTCGGGTTCGCTAATTTTGACTGCTTGTAGAAATTCCTTAACAGGCAAATTCGAGCCAAATAGAATTTCTGCCGCACCTGCAGCATCAAAGGAAGTAGTTGATCCAGTGTTCCTAAGCTTATATCCAGGAACATCAACCCCAGCTTCAAGACGGCTCTTAGTAGCAGATTTAACACTTTTGCCGAAACGTTCGATAAGGCCAACAAGCCCCATCTTTTCAGCCAATTCGTCATTTGAAATATTATCCATATCAATCTCTTTAGTTTCATTTTTTAAGTATTCGAAAGCTGTTGGACAGTGAGCCAACGCTTTGCAGTATTTACATTGTTTAGGGCCGGCAGTTTCCTCTGCTTCTTCGTCTTCTACTTTAATAGATAACTCCCTTATCAATCCCTTGAGGATTATTCCTAAGTCACGATGCATTATACCTGTGGTGCATTTACCAAGGGCAGGTTGTAGCAACGCTAGCTGAATCTGTTGAACTTCGGGATAATTCTCAAATACGAGCATGGCATACACTTGAAGCTGTTTATTCCGATGAGCCTCCTCGTAATTGCCATACAGCATTTTGTAGTCAAGAATGGAGGCATCCTCTCCGTCAATCTCGAGCCTATCGATCTGACCAGAGAGGATGCCCAACTCATCCTTTTCGTCCTTGAGCCACAACCTAGGCTCGCGACTAACACTACCCTTTAACCCAAATTTCTTGGTTACAATGTCTTCCATTCTACGGCATTCCTGTATGATGAAACGCTCGTTGTTATCAATGATTTCATCAAGAGGCACTCCGTCTTCCATGTAGGAATGAAGTTGAGTTCCTGCGGAAGCATCGGAAGTGTCGTAATCCTTAAACTTCTGGGATGCCTTGAATCTCGCAAGGCAGAGCATATTTTCATAAACGGAGCTACCAGACATTTTGGTAACGCCGTTCCATGCTCGCTCGTCTCTTTTTACTGCCATCCTTCTAAGTTTGCGCTTTTCTCACCTGAGATGTCTTTTGGTAAAGCCCACTTAGGCAACTGAGGTGGATTCTTTATCTTGCGATACTGATCAATTTCAACCCATTTTGCTGGCAAATAATAAAGGTATCTTCCGATTCCCCATTTAACTGCTGCTCTTTTGAACGCATCTGAAATAGCACCCTTTTCACCTTCGACGTTGGTGTCACCCGCACCATCGGTTTTCCCAATCCATTCACCATCGATTCGAACTTTAAGGGTACAAATTAATCTTCCACTAGCAGTTTCTGCATAGCAGTCTTTCCAGTTTTCCATTCCAATAACCTCGTCAAGACGTTTCATGACATCTCTAGCATTAAGGTAGGCTAGGGCAGTTCCCTTAGATTTATCTTTGGTTGTCGATCCGACTCGCCAATGGACTGCATTGGCTGGAAAAGGATTTTTTAGTTTAGTCTCAATATCACTCATATAATTTCTTCCATTACGGTTAATGCCTCAATCTCTGACTTGAGGACGCGTTTATTTCTGCTGAAAGGCGTTTTGAAAGCACGAAGCTTTTTTGCCTTAATCAGTTCGTTTACAGAACGGAATGAGTCGAACTTCAAAATCCTAGCTGCTTCGCTAAGACTCAGAGTTTCGGCCAATCTCACCTGTTTTCCACACACTTTTTCACTCATGGTTTACATCTTTAGCGGATATCGTTTCCTAAAAAAAGAAAAAAATTAGCAAAATGCAAAATAATTTAGCAAACCACTAAAACAAGTGAAAAAAAGTGAAATAAAGTATTGACCTTGATAATTTTTTTATGTTTTTGTAGGAAAATGTTAAATGCACAGCTTGCCCAAATCGAGGAATACCGATGAATAAAACCACAGAAAAATCAATAGGCATTAGAGTGAAGCCTGAAACATACGATGAAATTCTATCTATGTGTGAAAAGCTCGGAGGTATTCCAGTTAATAACTTTGCTCAGAATGCGATAGAATCAGCATTAGAGATGTTAAAAGAAAAAGAAATTAAAACCCCCAAGTGGATTGCCGTACAACGCTTTTCACTAGACTTCAAGAAAGGCGAAAAATTATAATGAGTAAAAACTTGATCATCGAGTTTGCGAAAGAAAATCAAGAAGTTGAGTTCGAGCAGACCATTACTGGCGTTTCAATAGATGGACAAAAAATATCAGATATTCACGATCTAACGGAGAAAGTAATTCGCATGACCAAGACAATTCAGGTTTTGGCATGGCTAGCAACCTTACTAGCAGTTCTGGCAGTCACAAGCGTACTGTTCATGACTCATTGGCTACTCAGTCACGAATCTAGTATTGATCAGTTGCTCCTTACAGGTAATGACAAGTATAATCAAATGCGGGTAGATTCAGTTGCATGGAATGCCCACAAAAGAGAACGAGCATATGTTCACCTCAAAGAGTTCCACGGACTGAATTGGGATGAGAAAGTGCAGGATTGGGTTAAGCCCCCTCCGCCACCACCACCATTGAAACCCAACCCGATAGGAGGTGTCAATCACCTTGATCTGAAGTGGGCAGGTCGCTGAGGGTTAACCATAGGGGGGTAAAATAATATCCCTCTCCTTAACAATCCTTTCCCTTGTATGTATGGTTTTATTCCTAAGAAATAAGCTATACTTTATATCTATGCTTCTTAGCCTCCTTAATCCCCCCCTATAGTCCCCCCCTTAATGGTTCCAGAATCGGCTGAAAACCGCATAAAAACTAGGGTTTTAAAAACAGAAAATTGGGCTTACACGTTGAAACTACGTTATCTGCCGTAGTCTGCACGTATCAGGCTACGGGATTAGCCGGAAGTATTTTTCAGCATCTTTTGCATTTGCAGAAGATTCGCAATAGTGGCGATGGAAAGTTTTATAATTGGAATGCCCAGTGTATCGCATGGTCATTTCCATACCCATTTTGAAGTAAGCATAGGTGCAAAATGTGTGTCTCATGGCATCATGTGCAATGTTTCCAAAATATCTTCTGCGAGCCAATCTGTAAGCATTGTAAGAGGCGTTTGGTAATGGATATTTCTTTAGCCATTTTATTAGGTTTGGAGGCAAATCATGAAGCACTCTTGTGCGCCTAAGCTTTGAATATTCGCCAAGCAAATACAGCTTTTTTCCTTGCAAATCTAAATCCTTACTTTGGATTTTCAAGGATTCATAGGGTCGGATTCCTGCAAATAACTGCAACGCAGTTCGAGCTTTGAATCGATCAGGCATGACATTTAGCAGTTTCTCAGCTTGTTCTACTGACAAAATATCAATCGGATTCTCATCTTGTAAAACTTCCATGAGCTTAATTTTGTAAAATTGACCCTCTTCGATCCAACCCATTTGCCCACACCAATTCAAAAATACGCAAACATCATTGCGATGACCGATTCTTGACCATCGCCCTGGGAAAGATTCAGCAAAAGTTTTCACATCCCTCCGAGATATTTCATCTAACTTTTTATCGCCAATCCATGCGATAAAGGCAGAAACTCGCTGTCGCATGGTCACTAAAGAAGTCTTCCGCAAGTTGCGTTGAGCGCATGCATGCTGGTACATGCGGTGAGCTTTGTCAGGTGCAGGAAGCCTCCCTAAGTCATTCTCTGATACTAAGTTAGGCTTGGTGGGAGATGGCAGATTCGAACTGCCGACCTCATGCGTGTCATGCATGCCTGGTAACGCCTTGTTAGTCAATGTTTTAAGTATTTTTTTGATCATTGTTACCTAATATTTATGTTTACACTTGAAGAATCACAGAGAGTGATTCATAGTTAAAAGTCGTGAAGGATGAAGAGATTTTAAATAACGTTGAGCCGATGCTGAAGGAGTACTACTCAACATTTTTATTAGTGGGTTTTAAAGCTGATACTGGTGAAATTAGTTCGATAGGTTGCTTGGGTGACATGAAAGACCCATCAGGAGAATATAAGAAACTCAAGCCTATTCATGCAAAAATATGTAGATTAGTGGAGAAAAGTAATGAGGAAGATTCGTAAAGGTTGGGCAGTATTTGATGAGTTTCCGCCTATATTCGTTAGGCTTTTGGCTAGGGAAAGGATTCTAAATGAGAATGGAAAGACCAGTGCGGTAAGAGTGCTTTCTGATGAGGAAATAGCTATAAACTCTGAGCTAGATATTGATAAGGTTAAATTACTTAGCGAACGGCACAACTGGGATGATATTGAAGTTGGTGAAGCTAAAAGGTTCTGTCAGGGATGTAACTTTGATCTGTTTGATTGGCAGGTAAGAAATTCAGCATATGCATTAGCCTCAAACGGTAGCTTTGCTTATCTTAGGTCTAGCCCTGATTGGGTGAAGAAATACAAGCCAATGTTAATGTCATTTTTTAGAAATGCCGCGACGTCGAAAGTATAGTACTGATGAGTTAGCCACTCTCATGCGCAAGCATGATGGTAACTACGGAACAGCTGCAGAGGAATTAGGTATTGCAGAGCATAATTTGCGTGAGAAAGTTAGGCGTGATCCGAAGCTTAAAGCATTATGGCAAGTAGCTGGCGAACAAGGTCACGCGCCAACTGAAGTTGAACTGATGGCTAGGTCGGAACCGCCGGAAGCTCCAAGCCACAAAGAATTTCTTGGTGCATTAAAAGCCAACGGAAAAGAAGTTTTCATGAACGATATTGAGGGAATGCTAAAAAACCCTGCCAATATTGAGAAACTAAAAGTATTTGATAACCTGAAAGGTGGTATAGGACGTTTAATGTCCAATGCCTTAGAGGTAACTCAAAAGATAGCAATTCGTCAAAACATGGCTCTGTTTGAGGTTGGAGAGAAGTTGAGAGACGATATATCAGGAGGCTCGTTGGATCCTGAGGAGGAAATACTTAAGACAAAGTTATTTCTCCAAGCAACCGAGCAACAAGGTAAGTTCTACGATAGGTTACTGCATGGGCTAGATTTGATGATCAAGATGAGTGATAAAGATAAGAAGCAAGACAAGAGGAAGCCTGGCTTCCGACCGCTCAAGGAGATGTCAAATGCCGAGGCTAAAGAAGATTGATCCAAAAGCTTTCATCGATGCATTCGATGAAGAAGAAGAGGTAGATGTAGATGTAGAACCTTGGTCACCGAGTCTATCGGGTAGCCAGCAGGAACTATTCGAGAGTACTTCTAAATACATTCTAGCCTATGGGGAAAGGGCATCGGGTAAGACTTTTGTGTTGGGTGGACATAAACTTGTTCGTCATGCTTATGAGAATTTTAACGCACTTTGTTTGATTGTTGTGGGAATTAAGTCACAAGCAACTCAAGGTGGTGTTTGGCACAAATTGCAGACCGAGATATTACCCGAGTGGAAAGAAGGTCTTGGTCTTGAGCATACGGATGAGAAAATGGACTTACAGAAAGCTCCGTATATTGATGTGCAAAACCGATATGGTGGTTGGTCTAGGATCAGCCTCATGTCTGCTCCGTTTGGAAATATATTGTCTGACCGAATAAAGGGATTTGAACCAAGCTATGTATTTGTAGATGAGCTGACGAACTTGGAGTCTCCAGCTTACTTCGAGGCAATAGTTCAGCAGTTAGGTAGAAGGCAGGGAATCGAGGGCTGTCAGCAATATTGCGCTGCTTGCAATCCGAGTGGGCCATCCCACTGGGTGTATAAAAGATTTTTCGAAAATCCCCTAGATGAAGATGGTAATTACAATAAAGATTATCATGTAGTGCATGTAAGGATTGCCGAGAATGTAGATAACTTACCTGAAGGATATTATGACAGAGTGATGGAGGCTGTCTCCAATGACCCCATTGAAGCAAAACGAATGCTCGAGGGGGAGTGGGTAGATAGACCATCGGGCGACGCTATATTAGCTCCGTACTTCTCAAAACCTCTTCATGTGGTCGGGGACGCCAAAAGAGGTATAGTTCCCAATCCAGACTTCCCAGTCATTATTGGATATGACCCAGGGGCAGTAAATAATGCTATGATCTTTTTGCAATGCCTCATAGGCAAAGAGAAGTCGGTATGGACGGTATTCGATGAACTAGTAACAATAAATAAGAAAGTTCCTTATACTACTTTAATTCCTTTGATCTATCGAAAGATGAAGTATTGGAATGATCATGTCGGCCAAAAGCTAAAATTTGTACATATCTCAGATAATAGTGCGTTCAATCAATATAGGGCAAAGACAGGATCCTATGATGTCAGAGACTTTGAGGAGATATCCAAGCAAAAGTGCGATCATTTTGATCTAGAGCCTATTCGTATGAAAGCTGCACCAAAGTTTCAAGGCTCAGTTGAGGGTAGGGTGAGGTTGATGATTGCAAAGCTAGTACAGGAAGAAATTATAGTATCTGCCCAGTGTACTGATGTCTTGAAGAGCATTAGGCATCTTTCCTCTGAAAAGCAAAAAGATGGCAAATATGACCCAAATTTAGGTCTTAAACCAAAGAGGAGTGTTTATATTCATGCATTCGATGCTCTTACTTATCCTATTATGTATTACGATGTAAAGTCAGGTACACCGTATGCCAACGTTAAGACTGCTAGCATTATTGAAATAAATGCTTGAGTAACCTAATCTTTTGGGTTACAAAAGTATTATGCAAGACTTGTTACAACTCTCGCTGGGCGATGAAGAGGTTGCCGAGCTTTTTGAAGGCATCAACGCAGGGGATAAGATAAAACTTACTATAGAGGTAACTGTTTCTGAACTTGATGATGAACGATTAAGTGCAACCGTAGACATGGTTCATGATGATGTTAATGTCGAGGAAGAGGCAGGTGACTTCGAAGAGGACGAGGATTATGAGGAAGATGAAGATGGAGACGAAGATGAGGAGTACGAAGAGGAAGAAGCTGAGGAAGAATGATTATTCTCCAGCTTCCCTTCTAATAACAAATCACTACAGGCACGTCGGAGTTAACGACATATGGGACAGGAATCGAGTACAAAGATTATTGGGCTATCTAAGAATGTCAGAGAAAGAGTTAGTTGCCTTATTAAACACTACTATGTCTGCCTTCAAGGCATGTTATCTCCGTGGAAGCATATCAGGACCCTGCGCACTTTTATTAACCGTCTTAGAACAGACATATATGGGAGACTTCGTAACAGATTCCGTCCCTAACTTATTCGATTTTTATGGTTCATCCAGACATACTAGAGAAGACGGGAACGACCCAAGCGAGACTTAGAGAAGTATTTTGTTGTAAGAAAAGCGATTCCAAGAATTGGAAGATTAAGGAACGCTTAACAGATTTAGTCCGAAGTCGAGTCCACGAGGGGAATATATCACTCATGCAAGAATCACTCCTTGTATCTCTCGGTGGACTTGGCTTGGGACAGCCTACCAATAAATAAGTTTACGATTCCCTTGCTTCAATATGCTCAAGGAAAAATCAATATCCAACAATGTGAGCAAAAGCTAGAGGGTATAGATCCTGAGCTGAAAGATAAGTTCGTAGAGTATGATGATGAGGGTGATATCAAAGATATTAACCTTATGCGTTTGTATGAGGTTTCAGTATCTTTAATACGTTCTTATGTAACTCGAAGAGTTGCGGCACAGACCTCTAGGTTTTCTAATCTCTTTCCATACTTTAAGTATGAGGCAAGAGGTACTGACATTCCTTCTAAGATTAGGGCAGAAGTATTGTCACAACGTGTTGAAATGATGGCTGAGCAGTTCGGATACAGACATCAGTTTGAGCAGTCTATCCGGCATATGTTTATGTATGGATACTCTCTCATGTTCCCATCTGAGCCATGGACTAGAGAAGTCCACTGGAGGGAATCCCCTGACGGCATGGAGTCATTTGTGGAGAAAGAAGGTATACATTTTATTAGTCCACATCCCACTAGAACATTCTGGGACAACTCTGCTCCGTTAGCTGCAGTGAATACAAATCTCGGGCCGAATTGGTTAGGGTATTGGGATATTGTCCGATATTCAGATGTACGTGAGAATCCTGGGTATTGGAATCTTGGAGAAGTTGAGTACACCAATTCATTACATGGTTTGGTTAATGCATACAAAGACTTCTTCGATTACTATTTTGATGGATCGGTATTAGCATTTCCTAAGAAGACTGATTGGTTTCCGTTCGGCAACGACAGAACTTCTAACAAGGGAATCTATGCAGGTGAGGATGAGGACAAAGCAATGTTCGTATCTACCATCTACATGAAGTTGAATCCTAAAGCCGAAGGGCTAGGGGATTACCCTTTTGATTGCTGGTTAAAACTAGTTGTGGCATCTGATGAGACAATTATCTATGGCGAGTGGATGCCTTCCATACCTGCCATATATGGTGGTATAAATCAGAATGATGATCGTATGGCTAACTGCTCGTTCGCTCATGACTTAATGCCTTATCAGGATCAAATGAATAACATCGTTTATGCGATGCTTCATCACATGAAAATATCTATGTTTAAGATTCTGACAATTGATCAGGATGCATTAGATGAAGATGTGAAGGAATACTTACAGGCATCCTTGGCAGAAGATAATTTCTATCAGAAACCAAAAGCTATGTTCTACTCAGGAGCTAAAGCTGCAGACTTAGGAATTGATACAAAAAACATAATCAATGTAGTAGATGTATCTAGGGAATTAGCTCAGGGCATTAGTATGTCACTTAATTCCTTATTCCAATTACTTAACTTAGTTGAGAAGTTAATGATACTTTCTCCACAAGAGTTAGGGCAAGCTGCACAAAGAGAAATATCTGCAACCGAGGTTAGTGAGATAGCTAACACGACTAATACAATTTATGCTTTTATCTCAGAAGGTATCGATGAGATGCGCGCTGCAGCCAAGAAGATGATCTACGAGCATCTCGTATGCTGTAGCACTACAGAATTTAATGTCCCTGTGAAACAAAGGTTCTCCCTTAAAACAATTACCGATGCTGGACTAGAGATAGAAGACACTGGTGATCAGGATGAGAATCCAAAGGGTAGGAATATTATTGGAAGCCCAAGGAACTTAATCCACGAGTACTTATTCTCGGGAAGAGATGGATCAGAAAGGTCAAGGGACACACAGGCGGCGCAAACCTTAACACAACTCTTTTCACAAGTATTGGGCATGAAAGAAATAGCCCAAGCTTTAGGGAAGGAAAGGATATTTGGTATACTTAACGAAATCTTCCGTATGTCAGGAGCAGGTTATGATCTTAATTTGCAGATGGACGAACAAGATGAGGCTGAAGACTTATCTATGGAAGACGAGCAGTTCATTGCTGGATTGAAGGAGAAGATTCCACAGTTTGAACAGATGCTCCAAATGATCATGCAACAAATGCAAGGTGGTCAACAAGGTGGGCAACCACAACTACCTGGGGGAGGAGAAGCACCACAACAAGCATTACCCCCAGGGCAAGCTGCACAAGCAGCAGGTGCGCCTCCACCGCAAGGACAGCCGATACCACAATAATTTATGAGCGAAGAAGAAGTTAAAGAAAACGAGAATGTAGAGGAAACGCCGGAAGTAGAGGAGGAAGATTCCTCTAATCCAATTTTTAATGCTTTATTTAAAGCCGTTGAAAAGGAAGAGCCTGAGGAGGGGGAAGAGGAAGAAGAGTTTACTCCACCCAGTAGCTTGCAGAGTGCATTGCATGATATAGAGGTGGGTGAGAATGAGCCACAGCAAGAAGAGGAAGCTACCGAAGAGCCACAAGCTACTGAGGAGGTAAAAGAAGCTCCTAAGAAAAGAGTAGCTCGTAAGAAAAAAATTATAGATCCTGACTTTAAGCCACAAACAAAAATACCACCAAAGCCACGATCTACTAATGTAGACACAAGTGCTTTAAATGATGCTGAAAAAGAGAGATATGAGTTAGCTAAGTGGGCTAGTTCAAATGTTGATGGCTTTAAGGGTAAAGATGCCGAGTACTTACAGTTCTTTAGGAATCACAAAAACTACCTTGAGAAAAGAATCCAAGAGGATCCTGATTTAGATTTTCAAGAGGATGAAGATTACAAAAGGTTTTTAGCTCAAAACAAAGTTCAGTTTAATGCTAACCAAGTTAAGGAAGCTAAAATACAAAAGCAGGCAGAAGAGAATGCTTTGCAAAAGCTAACTCCCGAAATACAGAAACAGCAAAGAGAGTTGCATCGTATGCGCGCAGAGCCTGTAGCTAAGAAAGCTATAGAGGAATCGAAGAAGCTAGTTGCTAAAGCTGTGCCAGCAGAGATTATGGAGCAGTTTAGGAAAAATCCTCAGTTTACTAAGACTCATGGGTTAGAAGCTAAGATAGTTGATCGTGTTCTTGGGGATGCAAATAAAATGATTGAAGCTTTCCATGGTATTGCTTCTGACATTGTTGATTTTGACGAAAAGAATCCAGTTCATATACGATTGTCTAACTGGATCAATCAAGAGCAAGAAGCATTCATACAATCTGGTAAAACGAAAAGAGGAGGAAAAACTTTTGTGCGAAGAGAAAGATACCCTCATGTTCCTGAATCAGACCGAAATAAATACTATACCTTTTCAGATTCAGATGTGATGCAACTTCTCGCTAAACGTGCAGGTGACTCCATGAGTAAGCAGATAGCCAAGAGCTTGGAAGAGCTTCAGTCATCTGGTTTTGTAAGGAAGTCAGCTCCAGTGCAAAATACGCAAACTCCTCAAGTAGAACAATCTGCAAAAAGAATGAACCCATCTCCAAGACCTGGGCCATCCATGGAAACAGGTAATTCAGATCAAGGAGAGAACAAGGTTTTGTCCCTCTTGGGATTATAAAATGCATCTTTTGGCTTTCAATTAAGAAAGCTATTCTAGATACACCCCCATTAAATTAGGGGTAAAATCAGCGTTTATAGAATTTTGATATGTAAGACGCTATTCTGTTTGTAACCAAATTAACTAAGTTACAAATTATTATGGCAAACGAAATATCAAATTCAGGACAATTTACTACTTCTGGGTATCAGAACACAGCAATGGCGCAACCTACTGCGTCTTCGCCAAGTTCCTTAATTCCTGGATCACAAGGTTCGGGTTATGACGCCCTACCTCGTATTATTAAAGTCGATAGCTCTACGGGCTGCACCTTAACTAAGGCACACATCAAAGGTTTAACACCTGGTGAGTTCGAAGCACTTGGTAACAAGGAAATCGACCTAGCAAGAGTTATTGCATCTGCTGCTGAAGCCAAAACCCTTGGGGTTGAAGAACGTGGACTTACCACTCTTCTTACTTCTTCCGTGCAGAACATCAAGCCATTGATCAATAAGCAAAATATTGCTGAGCAATCAATCATCTTGCCATACATTCAGCGCAGACAACGCTCTGTTATCAATGCAAACTATTTTGCCATTGAGGGCGGTTCAAGTGCTTCAGGTTCTGATGCCTATGATCCTTCTTACACTAATAAAGCTGGTGATTATAAAATAACCGTTAATTTGGGTGGCTCTGATTGGGTAACTCCTATTGGCAACATCGAACGTTACTTCCTTCCTGGTGGATATGTTATTGTTAACCACTGGACAAGTGGAGGAGCAGTTGTAGAGGTTCAGTTCATGATCGTTGGTGCTACCAACGCTGATGGTGCTAACTCTGGCAACACGGGAACAATTGCTAAAGCTGAAGTTATTCTTCGCCCAACTGGTAAAGAAGTTCCAGCAAGTGCTAGTTTCTCTACGCTTCCGGCGCCTGAGCAAGCTAAATTCGCACCTACCGCAGGTATTCTTCAAACCATTGCCAACAACATCAACGACTATGAGTCATGGTGCAGAAATCAACCAACCGACATGAGCGTTCGCTTACTTGTCAACTGGTTGCAAACCACTCGTGAATCTCGTGAGGTCAACGATAGCTACAAGAAAACTCTTGAGCAAATCATGTCTGGCAAGGTTAATCCTTATCTTTCTTCCATGGTCTACCAACCATTGGCTGAGCAAAACAAAATTGCTTCCAAGGTTTCCCAAGATCAATGGAATCGTGCTGTATGGTACAACCAAGCACTCAGCGATGCTCAGAAGCCTGAGACTTACATGCAGTTACCTGGCGTTGCTGACCCAGAAGACACCAACTGCACACTCGAGTACAAAGCCAACGCGCTTGGTATCAAGAGTCTTCTTCGTGAAGGTGGTCGTATTAAGGACAATGGCGGAAACGCTCTTGATCTTGATTCCTTGTTCTCTGACTTGTACTTCCTCAAGCGTAACCGTGAGCAGGACGGAGACACCATTTCGGTGATCGACGTAATGACCGACCGTTTGACCGCAGTCAAAATCTTCGAGGCATTCAACTCCTACTACAAACTCCGTTACGGATGGGAGACTCAGCGTAATGCTAATATCAATCAGACGATTGAGCATAACGGGATTATTCTCTTCAACTACAACGTTTACGACATCCCTGATGTTGGAGTTCAGTTGGCTGTCTTCCATGACCCAATGTTCGATGACCTCCTTAACGTTGGTTCTGGTCAGAAGTACCTTATTGATGGCACACGCTCTGGCGATGATGTCTTCAGTGGAGGAGATGCTTCCAAGTTCACCTCAACTCATCGTATGCTTTGGCTCGTTGATTGGAGTGACGTTAAGATCGGAATCGCTGGCACTAACAGCGTTACACGAACACAGCCTCATCCAGAAGTTGATCGTCTTTACAGCTGCCGTATGGACTCGGTGAAACGTACCTTCAATCTTCGTTCCACAAAATGGACTACGATGATGGATCGTCCACACCGTCACCTTATCTTGGAAAACATTTCCGATTCGGTACAGTTCACATTGGGTGGCACGACCCACTCATTCTGAGTCGATTAAGCCTTCCACATCTCATCACTCATGAACGGACGGGAGGCGCTGCGTATGCGGAGCCTCCCGTCTTATTTACATAGATTATGAAATATTTACATTTTGAAAATGCTAATAAAGACTATAACGGATATGAGGGTTTTATACCTGTACTCATTGGATCATCTTGGGTAGGTCTTGCTGAAGTAGAAGATAAAGTTGCTGAAGAGCTGAAAGATGTTCCTGGTGTTATGGAATTATCTGAAGCTGATTGGGACTGGTACAAAAAAAAAGTCGGGGGGGAGAAAATAGCATTTCGCAACTTCGCAACAATAAAGCAAGAGCCGGAGAAAAACCCAAATGCAAGTTATGCGGAGGAAATAAAGAGCGAAGCTGGAAAACCATCTTCTTCGGATAACCCAAAAGATTTAATTGAGGTAGATGTTGTTGAGGTAGAAAAGCCATTAGAGGAAGAGCCTGCTCCAAAGCCTAAAGCTAAGAAAGGTAAGAAGTAAATGGATCAGCACACTACGGTCGGAACTGTCGGCTGGGTGGCATCGTTTGGTCTAGCTGAATACCACTTAGTTGCCGCTAGCTTTGCAGCAACATTCACGACAATCTACATGGCAATAGCCATTTACAAAAAGCTTAGCGAGAAATGAATACCGTTAACATAAATGCAATAGGGAGGGACAAGTATTCGTCTGAAGATTTTAATCCTATAATCGGGGTTACGGACAACCACTTGCTTGTCAATCAACACCCTTCTGTGCATGGGCCTTACGAGGCTGATAACGATCATTTGCCATCCATTACTGCAAAGTCATTTCGCATGACAAATGCCACTAGTAATAACATACTGGTCGAGCAAAAAGTATTGGTCTTCTCTAGGTACTTTGATGAAGAAACCGTTGGTATCGCACCTGATTCTCCCACTGTTAGAATCGATACTAACATGCAAACGACACCCTTTGGGGATAGCCAAGTAGTTGAGTTAAGTTACGAAGCAGGATCTTCTGCTTATGCAACTGTACCAGTTGTACCTTTATCACCTGAGCTTAATTATACCGTATTATTTAAAATCAAAAGCATACAGGATGATTTACAGCCATTAGGTGTCTACACCAAGAAAGCTAGTATAGATATTAATTTCCCTGCTGCTGCTATTAGGATTAAACCCGATCTATCCATAAAAGCGCGTGTTGGCGAAACTGAGTTCGAGCCAGCTTCTTCTGCTGACATACAGCTTAATGTCTGGCACAGAGCAATAATACGACGTGTAAATAGTGATTTTACCATCCAAGTTGATCGCTACGAAGCAGGTGCGTTTGTATCTCTAATCGCATCAGGGGAGACATACACCTCAATTGGTGCAGGGCTTTTAGACGAGATAGATAACCTAAGCACATATGTAATAGGTTTTGCTTCAGAAGGTGGGGGTGTCCAACAAATAGATTCGTTCGAGGTTTTCAAAGCTAATAACTTTAGTGAAACCCTAATTGCAGGCACAACCAAGGAGTATTTCTGTACTAAGAGCTTAGATGAGTTTAAGGTAGATGGTCAGGTAAGCGGTTACTACAGATCATAGATTTCGGGCAAGATGACTAAAAATGAGTCAGAGGCATCTTTTTCTGAGTCCACTCAGTTGAAAACCAATGCTGCTTTTGCTGGGAAACTAATTCTAGCGGTGGCTAGTGGGGTCTGGCTTTGGGGTGAGCTTACAAACCGAATGTCTAGCATGGAGATGCAGATGGGTAGGGTACAGCATGAGTCTACACTTCTGGGCGATTTATCTGCAAGAGTTATGCATATAGAGAAGTTTACTGAGCAAGCCAAGGCAGACCTTGATCATTTAGTTGAAATGCAAGATTCACCGATCACATCAGACCATCAGCAATTCGAGAGACTCAAGTACCTTGAGAAAGAGCTAGATAGGTTAAGAGACAAGGTGGAGGGAGTTAATAGATGATCGAGCTAGTAACAATGTTCTTTACTGCTGGCGGTTCAGCAGCTTTGGGTTCAGTTTTAAAAGGGGTGTTTGGTGCTGTAGCTGATAGTCGCCAACAAAAATTTGAATTAGAATTAGCTAGGGAGGCTAGAGGAAATGAATTTGCACTTAAATTTCAAGAACAACTTAATAGCGGTCCTGGTGGGGCTTTCACTCGTGCCACAAGGAGGTTGCTCGCACTCGTCCTCGTCTCCACCTTGTCGGCAACAATCATACTTTGCACCCTTTTCCCCAGCCAAGAAATCATTACCCTCAGTAACCCCACAGGAGAAGGAGCAACCGAGTTCCTCTTTGGACTCATCACATTTCCTGTTAAACAGCAGGCCATTATGGTTACCACTGGACATTTAAGCGCTTATTTCGTGATCGTTCTCGCCCCTATGGTACTTGGATTTTACTTCACCCCAGGAGGCCGGAAATGAAGACTTGGCAAGAGTTTAACTGATACGGTCAATGACCTCTTACTAGTCGATGGTTTAAGAAAGGGTCGTGGAGTAGAAAAGTTCCGTGATCGTATGGTCGTAGCAGGCGTTCGTGACCTTATGGCGTATATCCCTGAGCTACGAACAACTCCCATGGAAGAGTCGTTTAGTAAGGATGAGCTAGAGTTGCATGGTGAAAAGCAATGTATGATTGGTCAATTCGATGTAGAGTCAGCAAGAATACTCGATGTAGTCTTGAGGCAGTTACCAGAAGATGATGGTGATACATCAAAGTATTATAGGCTTCATATTTACCCTGCGTACAAGAGGCACACAATATTTGATGGTGGGCATTCTAAAAGATCAGCTACTTACCCTGGAAAGATTAGTTTTGACAGGGGTCAATTTTATACTGCTCCAGTCTTAGGTGATAATGAGACATTAAGCATACTTTATAACCAAGAGTATGTATATAAACCTTTATTTGAGGCTACAGCAGAACAAAAATCTTATAAAACCAACTTAGGTGACGATGCGGCCTTGGCCGTTCACTACTTTGTGAAGTATCATTTTATGAAGGACGTAAATGATGACGCATCGCAAGCACAGACCAACTTACAAAATTACCAAAGGGAAAGGCGGAAAATTGCCGTTAATAAGCCCGAGGTGCTTTCAACACAGAATCCAGTCGAGTCTCTCGACCAAGGTGGAGGATTCCTTTTAGGAGGATAATATGGCTAGTCGCACTCAGTTAAAATCATCCTTCTCAGCTGGTCAGAGAATTGGTGAGTCATCCTTTGCAACACTAATTGATAGTTTAGCTCACTTAACAGATGACGTTAATAGCGGAGCATTGGCTTCCGGCGAATCTGTTTCTGCTATACAGACAACGATGGCAGCATTGCAATCACTAGCTGACCAAACAAAGCAAGAGCTAGATGACTACATGGGTACACATCCATCTACGGCAGAGATGCAAGATGCAGACGCAGTGCTATCTAACACCTTAAATGCAAGCATTACACAGATGTCATCTGAGAGGGTTGCAAAAGATGCAGAACTGACAACTCAGATGTCAACATTGCAAGCAAACTTTGATGCACACGAAGTGATGCTTGATGCAAAGTGGGATGACACTAATTACAAGGTCGATCAACTACCTAGCACTTTCGCAACAATTGCTGATTTAAATACTAGAGAGACTCAACTAGAAGAGCTAGCAAACTCTAAAGCACCCGAGGTGCATTTCCATAACGAGTATGCAACGAAGGTTTCAATAGCTAATTTTATTACACTCGATGATGTGCCAAAGTATGCAGCTGAAGTGCATGGGCATCAAGCTAGTGAAATATCAGGGTTGGACGAGTTGTTCATGACACCTGCTGAGACACAGGCAATGATCGACCAGAATAAGGTTACCCTTAATTTGGAAGCTGCATTGTTTGATAACTTCTATGACAAGGATGAGGTAGATCAGAAGTTTCATGTAGCTAGATGGAGAACAGACCAAATCAGTCTATTTAATCCAACTGTACAAGGAATTGTACTACCAATAGTATCACTAGCAGTAAATGAAATAGAGGTTAGTTTGGGTTCTGTCAGAGCAGAGGAAATAGAGAAAGACAATGCAGTCAGGTCTTTAATTGCATCTACAAGAGCCGAAATAGAAGTCTCGATTGGCAATACGAATAGTACCGTTGAAGCAAATAGGGTAAGTGCCGAGCTTAGTAGCATTACGCTACAGGGTAATATTGATCAAGCTAGGGCAGATGCTACTGCATCCATAGCCTCATCGCAATCGCATGTCCTCACAGAGTTAGCTTCCGTTAGAGCAGAGGTTCTCGCAGAGACATCTTCCAATGATGTTGATGTTGCAGCTTTGCAGGGAAGGGCTACTTCACTGGAGACAAGAGCTACTGACCTTGAGGCAAAGGATACATCACTCGACTCTGACATCTCTGGATTGCAGGGACAGATCGATACTACCAATTTAAATGTCTCGCAGACATTGGTAGATGCTAAGGCATATACTGACACAGAGATAAACGAACTGCTCAATGGAGCAGGCGATGCATATAACACACTTAAGGAGTTACAGGATCATATTACCTCCAACGAGAGTGGTGCTGCAGAGGCACTTGCTGCTGAAGTAAATGGTCTACAGACACAGATAGACGGCAATGATTTAGATATTACCGCAGTACAAAATAGGGCGACTGCCCTTGAGTCATCTGTTGGCTTATTGCAGTCAAAGGATACATCTTTAGATAATGATATAACTGGCTTGCAGAATCAGATAACGGGCAATGATGCTGATATAACTTCTCTGCAAACAAGAGCTACCAATGTGGAGGGTCGGGCAACTGCTCTGGAAACAAGGGCAACTGCACTTGAAGCGCAAGATGTTACTTTCCAGTCTAATCTTGATACCCTTCAGACTACTTATAATAATCTTGTTGCATCTAATAATAGTCTTACTGCAGCCTACCAAGGTTTACTCGACAGAGTTGAGACACTTGAGAATACAGCATATGCACAAGCAGGATATATTTTCCCATAATGGCGAAAAAAGCATACAAGCACTACTCATTGATGGTGCCAGATGGTGGAAACCTAATATCAGGATCTAATTCACAAGATACTGCTGGTGCTAATAATTATGTAGAGAAGATTAACTTCCGCAGAGAAACGGATGGGGAAGTTAGACGAGAGGGTTGGAGTAACTTTAGTGTGGGTGGATCAGAAGTATCTAAGCTAGATAGTTCTGATGCTCCTATTCGTATGTTACATCAATTCGAGTCAGAGGGTGTAAAGGTTCTGGTTGCAGCTTGTAGAGATAAAATATACAGATTTAAAGAGGATACCAAGGAGTGGGTACTGATTGCCGAAGGTCTATTTAATTTAGACAAAATAGGCTACAGTTCTACAAAGCACGGCATCGCAAATAAATATAATCTAGAGGCAACTCGTTGGGAGGTTGTTACTATTGATGGTTATTGCATCATGAATAATGGTGTAGATTTACCTTTGTTTTACCGAGACGGCTGGCCCTGTGCTTTCCCATTATTCTCACTTAGAGAGAGGGGCATTGTTAGAGTAGGCACAATATCAGAGTTTGATGGTAGGCTTTTTATTGCTGACGTTGAGTACTTTGATGAAACCATCGAAAATAACTTCAGTTATTTCATGGGTGCTGCAAATTTTCCCTATGACATCCCTGAGTTCTTTTATGATTATGATGATTATGTAACAACTTATAAAGTCCCACACATAATAGAGTTTTCATCCTGGAGGCTGGCGGATGATCAGCGTGAGGCTAGGGCAGCGCCAAATCTTTTTGGGCAAAACTACGATGCTAAGGTTCATGCAATGAGTAATGGTGCAATTATCACCCTTACTTTGGATTATCCTCTTGGTGGGACTCGTGAGACAGGATCATCGGGATATGAGAGTTTTACACATAATCCATATTACTACTTCACAGAGTCTGAGTTAGCTGCTTTAGATTACTCGCATTCTACATTTATTGCAGGCGACTCAATACGCATGACAGTAACTGATTCACTTGGAGTAACAAAGGTTTACGATGCAGATATTGTTTCTTTAAATTCGAACTGGATAATGGGTAAGACCTTTATTGTATTACAAGGAGCTTACAATAACACTTCGGATGGCGTTGTTACAAGTACTGGAGATGAGCAAGCTGGTAGCACACAGAATGTAACTGTTGGTGATAAAGCTAGTTTTATATTACTTAAAGAACCCGACACTTTTAGCCCAGAGCTTGAAATGGTAAGAGAGTCATCTGATTCAATTGCTTTCCCTGAGGATGGGTCGCGTATCTTACGGATGTCTAAGCTTGGTGATAAGTTGATGGTTTACAGACAGACTGGGTATCTTTCTGTAAGTAGAGGGGATAAGTATACTGCTTTCTACTATGAGGAGAGATATAAGGGTGAGCGTGTGGCAGACTTTAGGCACACCGTTATAAATATTGATGAGCAACGACAGATGTTTGCCGGATTTAATGGTGTGTTTGTTGTAAGCCCTGCATCTATAGAGCCTATCCCATTCCCACAATATATGAATGGGCCTGAGTTTTGGAGGCTTATATCTAATGCAGAAATCGAATATGTTTATTCTGCTGAGAATCCAATGACGCAAGAGATTTTAACTACTGCCCCGATAGGTTATGTGGCAGATCAAACTTCGCTTGTATTGGATTGGGGCATGATTGGTTACGATTTGCTACAAGGCACTATCTCCCAGGTAGATTTTGCAATGACTGCAATGACTGCATTATTTCCTACTGATGCCATCAATAGTCGAAGATTTATAATGGGTACACATCTATGTGCTAAAACTATTAATTCTGATGGCACAATATCCTACTCCCCTGAGAAGTTTATTGATTCAGAAAACTTTACTCCTGAGGCAGGTAAGACTTATTTTTATGGGGCAAGAATTGTAAGATATGGATATGGTTCAAGCGAAGTGGATCGTGGGCCATATAGAGAGTTCTCTAGAAATGGATTAGATTATCCATGTACATTAAAGTTTGGGAAAACCGACCTGCAAGACAAGTTTTCGGAGAAGAAAATGAGGTCATATGCACTACATATGTCGGACATATTTGACTATTCTACCTATGTGGCTGGTGGTTATGTTGAAGATGAGTTCACAGATACCGCCGTTATTGCTAATGTAAAACTATCTACATTCAGCACAACCCAGCAAACCGAGGTTGAGGAAGTAGAGCAAGAGCTGGAGGATTTAAGTAATGAGGTTATGATACCATTATTTGCACAGGGTAATTACTTCCAGGATGTGATTACCCTCAGAGGTATAGACCAGCCATTCAAAATATTAGGTAGAACTGTAGAGGTTTCAGGTGTAAGAACCAAGCTGACATCGGAGGTAGTACAAAGTGGCTCGTAGGAAACAGAGTGGTCGTGTTCGCTACGAAATGAATGTAGCATTTAAGGAGGGTCAAAACAATTTACCTGAAGTGCTTACAAGATTAACTGAGAAAGTAAATCGTAAGCAAGATGCAGTAGAGCTTGAAAGAGTTGTGGACTTATCCATTTATCGAAACTCTGAGCAATTTAATGAGATACAAGATCAGATAACAGATTTGCAGGATGATTCCTCTGTAATGCCTACAGATCAAATAACTGCCACTGGGGTAACCTCATATACTGTAGGCTTTGATATGACTAGTGACTCTGAAGCAAACTACGATGTGAGCATTAATGGTTTGGTTCAGGATCCACTATCTGACTACCAAGTGAGTTTAGCCGGAAACACATTAACATTTACAAATGCACCTAGTGCAGGGGCAGACATTGTGATAACCCAAAGAGATACATCTACCTTCGATGCTGAAAAAGCACTCGAGGACTTTCTTGCTGCATTGCAATAATTTTCTTAGTGCGTTACATATATAAATAGGTTACAATATACGAGATGCAGAATATACTCACAGAGATAGGCAGAAGGCTTGCACAAGTTAAGAAGCAAATAGCCGATAAGACTCTGCTGAGTTTATTAGATGTAAACCCGAACCCAGTTAACCTAGGTGTACTCCAGTACAACAGTCTTACGAACCAATGGATTGCAGAGCCACCCGAATTGATCGGGGCTGTAATAGATGGTGGCGTTGCGGACACCGTACACTTGGAGGTATTGGATATCGATGGAGGAGGAGCATAATGGCAGAATTAAGACGCATCTTGCAAAGGCGCGATACTGCGGAGCAATGGGAATCCATCAATCCCGCCCTACGACAGGGCGAAATAGGCCTAGACCTAACCAATAAGAGAATGAAGGTAGGTGACGGATTCAATAACTGGAATGACTTGGACTACATGGATCAGGCAGGGCTTGATTCAATAAGAGCAGAATACGGAAACGAAGTTACCTTCGGACTTAATTACGATTTACACAGAAATTCTAACTAACTACTACAAACAATGCCAGCTACAGATATATTAGGAAAAATAGGTGAGAAAGTCGGGGGGCAAATAAAGTCTCTTGAAAGCTCAATAACGAATGACTTTGCTACAAAAGCAGAGTTAGGTGTACTTCAAGGCGAAGTAAATACCACCCAGACAGGGGCAGGGTTAGGTGCTGATGGCACTTATACTGCACCAACGTCTAGTAACTATCTATCAGCAGCATCATCATTGGCTGATGCAGACAATAAACTTGATGCACAAGCGAAAGCAAATGCAGACGGAGTCTCCACAAATGCTGCTGCAATTAATACGATTGAGACTGCATCAGGATTGAATGCTAATGGCACTTACATTGCTGAAACAAATTCAAATTACATTGATGAGGCTCAAAGCTTAGCTGAAGCAGATTCTCTGCTTGATGCTCAGATTGGAACTAATGCCACTAACATTTCTACTAATGCAGGAAACATTACTAGTCTTACAAATGACAAGTACGACAAAGCTGGTGGTACAATTTCTGGAGCAGTCACAATTACAGGTGACCTCACCGTGCAAGGAACAACTACCACAGTTAGTTCAACTGAGGTTAGTGTAGCCGACAATACCATTGAGGTTAACTTGGCTTCTGATGGTTCTGTTACTGCATCAACAGGTGGATTCAATGTTAACAGAGGTAATGATGTTAATGACGATCCAAATCCTAAAGCTGGTCTTATTTGGGACAATGACGAAAGCACCTGGGAGTTGAAGCTTGGCACAGCTGCAGCTAATCTTACTGCTGCAACCGTTACTGCGAATCTGACTGGAAATGTTACGGGTAATGTCACAGGTAATGTTACAGGTATTTGTACCGTGCCTAACGCAAATGGTCTTGTAGTAAATACTACACCACTTGGTGATTACTCTACTTTCGAGTCTGCATTTAATACTGCTATAGCCTAATGACTGACATCTTAGCCCAGATTGGCGATAAGCTGGGTTCTAAGATCAAGGAACTTGAGGCGCAGATAAACTCTGGTGGCGGAGGTGGAGGTGGCGATAGCCACACCCACCCCGATCCATCGGATAATTATACAGAATCGACATTCACAGATGGAGTGTTGACTGCCATGACAACTTGGACGAACAACCAGAAGCTTACATTAGTTAGTAGTAAGGCGTTTACGTATGCTAGTGGTTTGCTCACTCAAGTGGTAGAGAAAGATGAGAATGATGCAGTGCATCTAACCAAAAACATCACCTATGACTCATCGGGAAACTTAGAGTCTGTAACAAAGGATTTCGCATGAGTTTCACAGAAGGCACATTTAGTTATAGCAGGTAATACCTACCCTAAAATTACACAAAGTGGAACTGATGATACTGCATCTTTTTTAACTGCGATGGAGGGTATCAGTTCAGTAAATGTAACTACAGTCGGAGATCAATCTCATAGCACTTTTAAAATTGTGGATTTTGGTGGGAATGCACTCCACATTGAGGGTGACCTAGATATTGATTTTGGTAGACAGATTTGGATATTCAAAGGCACAGGACATAAGGATAGACTGTATGTAAAAAATACGGGCACACTCCAATTAAAAAGTCCACAGACTGAAAATGGATTTTCATTTAATCCTGAAGTGGGTGACATCATTTATGCCATCGAAGGGTCTGGTATGGGGTGGAACTCTAAAGCTTTAAGGATTGATAATAATTCCAATGGAAAAAGTAATTTCATTGGTGTCAATTTTAGAGGTGAGTTTTCAGCAACAATCACTGGGAGTGTAAGATTTGAGAACTGCATCATTGATAAAATTGGGAACGATGGAGACATACAATTTAATATTTCAAATACCACCGAGATGGTGGATTGTAAGATGTATGCTAGTGGCACAAGTGGTATTACTTTTAGAGCGGGAAATCCAACTATTAGCAATGTACAAATTTATGGTGCTAGGGATTCCTTTAATAATGAATCAAATGTGTTTCAAATTATTGAAAAGCTCGATTCCGATACTGGTGCAAGGGCAGACATTTCTCAATTTGGAGGGTGGAAAACTGGAGTAAGGAATGCGATTAATGGAACAAGATTCCTTTGGGCAAATCACTTAAATAATTCTTCAACAAATTATTCAGCAGGATCTTTAGAAGTTACCCAAACCTTAAAAATTAAAACTGTTGATGATCAGTATAATCCAATAGCAGGCGCAAAGTTTTACTTAAAAGATGACGCATCATTAGCAAATGCTGACCTCGTGACTGTAACAAACTTAGCTACTGCATTTTCTTTTGGAGAGTTGTCACAAGGGGATTATGTGACAGATAGCGGAACGCTTTACATAACTAGAACCAATGTTCTCAATTGGGTGCAGGGTAAAAAATATGGTGGAAATAATTATGTTGTCTATAGTGGAAATTACTACAAATCCACCAAATCAAATAACTACTCCCAACCAGATGTAGCAGATTGGAATTTACTAGGTAATACTTTTACAGATGCTATAGAATTATTTAGATCACCTAGTCATACCCTCACTAATTTTGATACTAATCCTGCTACCACTCAGCGAACTTATGAAAAAACAACTGACTCAAATGGCGAGGTTGCCGAGTTTGAAGTTTTAATAGGTGAAGGGTATTCACCACAGGGAGATGTTAATGGATGGGTTAGGAGTCGAGGGAAAAATCCTAAGAAATATTATTACAATCAACCTTATACCGATGACATATTTGATTATGGAATTATAAACTACGATAGAAATATATTTTCTACCGAAATTGCTTTGCGAGGTGCAGATGGGTCGGAAATTGATGTTGTCTTGCAACCTGATTTAACACTCACGGAATCAGACAAAGATACAGTTGATGCCTATACCGAGATTGATACACCTCAGAAGTTTTACGACCGAGCAAAGTCATACCTCGTGGATAACTACGCAGGTGAAGTATCAACCATTGTATCGAGGTCAGGAAATGAAATTAACCTTGGTTCTTTTAATTTGGATATCGATGCAAATGCTTCTTCTGCGTTCGCTATTAGCGGAACAACCATCACGATTAAGGCATCTTCCTTTGCAGGTAACTTAACCTCCACCGGCTTAGTGACCACGCTCAATAATGCAGTTGTCTTGGGTGAGATCACCGACTCTTCGGGGACTAGGGCAACTCTTCAGTATAATATAAGTGGTCTTATTCAGCATAGTCGCGTACAGCTTTACAATGTAACCGCAGATGCTGAAATCTTTAATGGTTCAGTTAATGCAACCACTTACTCTGCCGAGTATACCGAAGGCGTTGAAGTTACCATAGGAGACGAGATTAGGCTTAGAGTTACTAGGCAGAATGGAGTTACCGCATATCTCCCATTTGAGGCTACAGCGATTGCATCAGCATCTGGATTCTCATTTAAGGTATCTCAGCAATTAGATGCTGTAGGTTACAATAGGCAACGGCATAGATGGTCGTTCGGTATCAACACTCGACTGCTGTCTTTCTACTGTTCAGCGTCGGATGTAGACGATGCAGATGTTAATGCGATTTCGTGGAAATCTAAGCCTCGATATGTAGAAAATCAGTAACTACACAAGAAGGCATTCGCCAATGTTTGGGTGGAATTACCGCAATCAAACAGCCCGCGTCAACTACCAAGTGAATACAGCCGTGAATGACTCTCACTATCCAGAATATTGTTCAACGTTAGTGAACCTTGGGTAACTCGTATCTCGTAACGATGAGCAATCAGTCGTGCGCAGGTAATGCAGCCAATTACGTCAAGAAACGGGAGAGTTCGATACAATTCATTCCAGCCCCAATCGAATCAGCACTTACACCAATCAAAACTAACACAGACCAAATCCCTGCTGTTAAGAAGAACACAAATTTAATACCAGCCTTACTTTGACTTTAACCCAACTAACAACCACTATATATAATGTCTGAACAAGAATCTATCTTTACCGTAATCGGAAGAACCACAAAGCAATTGGTAGGCGAGAGACTGCCACTTACGGGGGGGGACTCTGACCGGAAACTTAATACTTAATGCTAATCCTACTGCTCCTTTGGGTGCAGTCACAAAGGACTATGTAGATACTGAGCTTGCTAGCCTCACTCAATATGCAAGGCTAGATGGTGCAGACTTCACAGGCAATGTAACAGGTACAAACCTAACATTGTCGGGTGACCTAACTGTAAATGGTGCTGTCACAACTCTTAATACTACCAACTCAACCATATCCGACTCTTTGATTTTATTATCAAAAGGAGCTAGTGATAATGCAAACGCTACAAGTGATGCAGGCATCATGATCGAGAGAGGTAGCGGAGAGGATAATGCGGCAATGTATTGGGATGAGGGGCAGGACTCATTTAAGATGACAACTACAACCTCCGATGCTACTGCTTCCGATCTTGGGAGTACTTCTGTATCTGCAAACCTCGAGGTTGCTGGACTTAAAACCAATGGTAATGACCTTGGGAAACTTGAGGATTTCCCTTGGTGGATGTATCACATCAACTGGTACTGCCACTATATTGAAATCTGAGTTCGACGCTGTAGCAACTAACGGAGTCGTGGAAATAACAGGAACAACTTCACTATTCCAAAGCACAACAATCACTACTACCTACAGCACACCAGCAGAAATAGTATACCAATTAAACGAAGTCAGCCATGATGGTACAGACACCACAGTAAGTGTAACAGTAATCCAAGTATCAAATGATGCATATGATCATCTCACAGCATCAGGAAATATAACAATCGGGGGAAGTGCGATAACCTTTAAATAAGCCAATAAAAGATTGGCCTTTGTATGTAACCTAATTATCTTGATAACATGAGCATTAATCCGTTAACTTTTGGATCGCCTGTCTATTCTCCCCCATTTTCCGTTAGCTCTGGAGACATAGACGTCATGAAGCTTCGCAGTATGGAGACTGCGCCGCTATCCCACGAATCCCTAGATGAGAACTTCACGAACCTAGGAAATAAGATTAATCAGATTCTTGGACTCAACATTGATGAGCTTAATATCACATCTGATGGAATTATTAGCCCTGCCAATCTAGGCATAAGTGCAGGCTCAGGACTTCTTCTAAGTGCATCAGGAGTATTTACTCACCAAAATAGACCAGGAACTCTAGCAGGGTATTCAACAGGTGATTTAGGATACAGCAATCGCAGGTTTGTACAAGCTATAGACTTTGATTCATTTGGACATGTAACTGGTTTTAAAAGCGGTACACTTAACTTCTCCGGAAGCGGAAGTGTTTCGGTGAACCAAGACTCTTTTAACCAAGTCACCATATCCTCTTCTGCTTACACATCAGGAAGTAGTCCTTCCTTTGGTAATATTGCTGGAAGTAAATTAACAATTGCGCAACCCGATAGTACTAGTGGGATTAGATTAAACTATATTCCATCCACTTATCCTAACAATTACCTAGCAGATATATACCACGATGGAGCTAATGGTTTAATATTAGAATCAAAATTAGGTTCCGCAACCACTGCTGGTGACATATTGCTTGCTCCAAGTGGTGGCCGAGTCGGAATTGGTACTACGAATCCTGGTTCAGCCCTTCATGTAGCAGGAGGAATGGGAACAACTCCCTTGGGTACTGGTGTTCATATGGGAGTAAGGTCTGTAGGTGGTCAGCGCGCCATACTTCAACTTAATGCACCAGCTGGAGCATATATTGATTTTTCCGAAAGCGCAACTGATTGGAAGGGTAGGATTTTATATGACAATGCAGATAACTATATGCGATTCGACACAAATTCAGCAGAAAAAATGCGAATCGACTCCGATGGCAATGTCGGTATTGGTACTACGAATCCTCAAGGTAAGCTAGAAATTAATCATACTGGATCATGGGATGACCCATCTATTCACCTAAGAGGTGAACATCCTACAATTAAATTTAACGATACTCATGTAGCGGATGATTGGTATATCCATGTAAATAGTAATAATTTTTATATATTAGTAGACAGAGATGCATCTGGTAATGATTCTCCAATAGATGATGCGAATAATATATGGGAGACTCCGTACCCATTAGCCCTAGAAGGTGACACTAACAAAGCATACATCTTTGGACACGAAGCGTACCATGCCGGAAACGATGGTTCAGGCTCAGGGCTAGATGCTGACAAACTTGATGGTCTTCATGCGAGTTCTTTCATTCGTAGCGATGCGGACGACACGATCACCAAAGGTAGTAGATGGGATTTGACCACCAATGTAGATGATTGGGGATTCAGGTTCGTTAATTCGAAACAAACCAACAATTATATTTATATGAATGGCCCGAACTCGGCCGTGCATATCAGAAATGATTCAACTAATACCGAGGGTTATTTGTTGGATGTTTATGCGGCAAATGGAAATCGTTTCAGAGTCCGAGGGGCAGATGCTCTTACAACGATAAATGGCCACACGGTGTACCACGCCGGAAACTTGCCTGCGTATCCTACGGTATCGAGTGCTAGTCAGAAGATTAAAGATGTAACTGGTAGCTATGGCTCAGTAAAAGTAACATCTACTACAAATGGGTATGCAGGATATGCCATTCAGGATGATTGGGTGTTAATGTCGAATGGTGCTTCGTTTGTTGGAATCTACAACGACACCAATAATGAGTGGGGATTGATTTGCAGGCAGAATGCAGAGACTGAATTGTTCCACAATGGGGCAATGAAGCTAGAGACTACTAGCTCAGGTGTAACTGTAAGTGGCGACCTAGCGGTTACTGGTAATGTGACTCACCAAAATGGCCTTAGAGTAAGTCCTATAGACCAATGGCATACGGAATATTCATCATCATCCAAGAAAGTTTACTCGATAGAGGCAGAAGGGTTCATGGGTAGTGCTGGTTCCAGCGCCTATGGGCCGGACAGCGGTTTTAGTTCATTTTATGTTAACCAAGTTCCTGGGAACGAAGGCACAGTACCTGGCGAAGTAAAGATCGGTATGGGTATAGATGGTTATACGAAATGTCGATTAGGTGCGACAAATGCCGGAACGGTTTTCTTGGAGGGCGGAACCAATGAAATCATGATGGGTGACGGTCAATGGGGCTTATCCTTCTTCACCAATAATGGTTCCTCTTCTCATTCAACAGCTAGGAGAAGAGTTACAAAAATCCTTCATACGGAAAATGTATGTTCAAGAGCAGCTTTTCATGGCGATTGGTTTGCTACATACGGAAGTAGTAGTTCTGCAAACTACGACATGGATTTAAAGTATGACCATGAGCTAAAGCTATCAAAGTTACATCCTACTGCTATCAATGACACAACATCGGGTGCAACTAGTCGGGCATTTAAGGTGCAGCCTGGTATACTAAAATACACAGTTACTATATTGGCTAAAGCTAATACTAACTTCTCTAGTGGTTTTTACATCGGGGGTCGCAGAGTATGACGGCACTTTACCTGAAGGCAAAGTTGCCATATCCCATAATGCAAGCTCTGGTGAATCCTATGTAGTGGAGGATACTAGGGTTCACTGGCTGCGAAACAATGCAAGTATTTCAAGCTCTAGAACGCAGTATACCTATACATTCGACGTAGCGCCTACTTGCAAGTGGTTTAGTATCATGATGTTGAATTGGTCTGGCATGGGGTCGGATGGAACAATTTACTTCGACCCTGAGATTAGCATAGCACCAGCGCTAGATATCGAGTACGGGCAAGGGAATTTGGATGTTGGTTATGAGTTTGGTACACGTGGGGCTAATATGGTCTACGATGGTACGACCTTTTCAGGTAACTCTAAATTATATTACACCTACGTTAAGCAGGGTAAGCACGTTCATATGGATTTTGCTGTAACTCGAGACACTACTGTAGGTATGAGATATTATGGGTCGGTTAGATACGATGGATTGCCTTTTGCCATATACAACCCGCAACACGTTACAGGCATATATAATGTATATAATAATGGAGCTTTTGGGCAGGGTTATACGCTAGAAGGTTACATGAAGGCATTAATGTTTAGGATATACGATGGAAACATTTGGATGGAGTTCCCGACAAATACTAGTCCAACTGATTTGCCCGCTGCAACAAACGCAATTCATGGATCAATAGATTATATTACAACAGATTAAAAAATGAGCATACAGGAAAAAAACAACTCTACAATCAATAACAATCAGACCGAATTATCTGATCACTTATGCTGAGAATATGGAGGTGATCAAGGACGATAAAGTCATCAGCTCTTCAGTTTCCCATGGCACGATTGACCCGAATTACAATGGAGATGGTTCAGAGCTTCCACAGCAAGTTAATGACATAAGGGCTAAGCTTTATACGGAAGATGTGATTGCTAGCTACAATGAAATCAACGATAGGCTTGAAGGGGAATATAAAGAGTCACTTGCTAGAGTTGCAGAATCCCTCTCAGAAGAAGAGCGGGCCGAATTAGAAAAAGACCTAGAATCCTAATGGCACTTTCCCAGCTAGAGCATGCTAAGTATCTAGCTATTGCAGATACCGATGGCGATGGTAAAGGTGTCCCCAGAGGAGATGGAGGATAATCTTGGTCTAAACAGTTCCAAGAAAAGCATATCTCGTACAGATTACCAAAAGTTCTATGATGAGCGACCTGATCTTCAAGATTATTGGAATCGAAAGGGGGGTGTTTGGTCAAATAAGTACATACAATCTAGAGGTGCAGAAAAGGGGAAAAATTGAGGGAGAGATAGCTGGAGGTATCGGCAAGATTGGTAATTTAAGTGAAGAGTTCCAGGGCATTGAGACAGAAGGTGGCAAGGAATGTGCCAAGGAAAACATGGGTGGCAAGGCAATGTCCGAAGCTGGGTTTGGTTGTTGGGCATTTTGGAATGAAGTTTACCGACATGGAAGAACGGATGGCTCGGGTATTTTAACCACCAACAGGTACCAATCTGACCAACGAGCAAGTCAAGGCAGCAATAAACTCAACAGAGTTGACCAAAGCACAGAAAACGAAAAATGATGATGCTGAGGTGGGATGACATGGGCTTCAATAAGTTTAATAATGTTATTGATAATGTAAAAATAGCAACATCAGGTTTGTATGGTAAAAGTATAGATGATGATGCAGCTGCAATTCTTGTTGCTGCTAATCCTGATTCTGTAAGTAAATTAATTACAGAATTTGGTAAGTTCAGGAAGGGCGAGACATATGATGTAACAGGAATAGAATTAACTGGCTTAGTAGATAATGGTGATTCTTTTTCCATGGACTCTAACCTAGAGAATTTAGATTTTTATAAGGCAACTACTCCTTATAGTTTTGATCAAAGCAGTCGCTATTATGGTGACTCAGAGATTCAGAATGGCAAAAGAGTAGAGACAGAATCCTATTGGTCAGGAGCTGATGCGCCAGGGTGGGTAAGTCACGAAAAGTTTGGAACAATCAATCAGGGTACGGGCGACAGAGACGGCTGGAATTACTCCTTAAGTATGGGGTGGTTTTATCAGGATGAAGAAAATAGCCCCGATTGGTTTTGGTCGGAAAAGCAGGTACATGGATGTATCCACACCAAACTGATAAGGGTATGTTTTTCTGGGCTAAGGAACAAGGTGAGGATCCTGATTCTGGTGAATGGGTTTACCCTGACATGAATACAGGGAAATTCTATGACTATGATACAGGCACTTACATGGATGCCTCACAAGTTAAGAGTGGTGAGATATTCCTCGAGCCTGATTCTGATACTGGTAATGCGACTCCCCCTGCTTCTGATACAGGCAATCCCCCTGCCTCTGATACAGGTAATCCTCCGGCTTCTGATACAGGTAGTCCCTCCGACACAACAAATCCTGGTGACATGAATAATACACAGCCCAATACAGACCAACCATTGCTAGGTGAAGATGGAAATCCTGTGCCGGATTGGTATAGAGATGAGCTAGGAGCATACTTTTCATCTCCCGAAAGTCCTAATTGGAAGATGTACACGGGTAATGACTACAATGGATGGTGGTATGATGATCCTGATTCTAAGTGGAATTGGAGTGAGGATACAGGTTGGATGTGGAATGATCCTTCTATTGATAAGAATTGGTTTTTCTCCAACAGAACTCAAAGTTGGGCATATGCAAAGGGTGAGGGTACTTCTACTAAATGGCTCAATGAGGATGGTAGTACAGTTGAGTTTCCTGCTGGTGCGCCTAATGAAGAAAATGAAGGTGCGCCCCCAGTTGAGCCTGGGACTAATATACCTAAAAGAATTTCTTACGATGATGATGGTGCATTCTATGACCCCGACCAAGTCTTAACTCAAAAAAGAAAGCAGTTAAATGAAATAGCTCGTGACCTTTCATATGAGGGCTGGGATCAAGGGCTGATCATGGGCTTCTTGAAGAAGACTGAGGTATATAAAGACTTGATGGATTGGGCTACAGGTCGTGAGGATGTAGCAGCAGCAGAGGGACTTGTTGATGACATTGTTGAGCAGGTAGCTGAAGTAAATGCCCGTAAGGGTAACATTGCTACTAACCTCGATATGTTCGATGCACGAGGTGCAGCTATGCTCGATCCTCGCATGACTCTTGAGGAGAAGCTTGCTATTAGAGCAGCAAAACCAAGTCGTGCAGCCACGCAATCAGATGTAGATGCAGGGCTAGCTGAAGAGGTTGGTCAGATTATTCGTAACCCAGATTACGATGAGAACCTAAGTTACTACTTTGAGTACTTAAATCCTGAGACAGGCGAGCTTGAGACTAGAGCATTTAGACCAGATATGCCTGGCAAGCAGACCTTCATGCAAGAGCAGGAGAGACTCATTGATGGTAGTAAGAAGGTTATAAACCAACAGTTAGATGATCTGCTTAATCCACTTGATGAGTATGAGGGTAAAAGTAAGTACCAAGCTGCAGTTGATAAGCAGATGGATGCTCTTCGTGCAAAGGGTATTATTGCTGGTGGTGTAGACGATCCTAATACTGAAGAGGATGAAAGCTTAGGTCTTTATGCGAGAGAGGGAATGAATGCTCTGAATTATATCTATGGGGATGATAAGGATTCCCAGCAGGGCATGATGGAGGATTATAATGAGATGAAGGGTTCTCTGCGTGATCAGCAGAATTACTTAGGGGCAATGGATGCCCAAAGGGACTTAGATATAAGTTCTAAGCTTAGGAATGCCATGGAAGACCTTGATCCAGTCGAGCGAGCAAGAGATAGAGCCATGGATAGGGTGAGGCTTGCGAGGTTTGGTGGGGGAGTTGTAGGTGCAGATAATGGTATTCGTGAGCAAGGTGGTCTGTTCGAAAAACAGCTAGACCCGAAGCTTGAGTTTAAGGACTTAAGTAAAGTAACTGGACTCGGAGATACTTACACTCAGAAGGAGATTGATGTAGCAGGAATAGGTGACGGCTTAGATAATATGCCTCAGCCAAGTGACGAGCTTAAGCAGAACCAGTTTTACAAGAACATCAATCCTTTAGGCAAAACTGCACCGCAAGAAGAATCTGATAATTATACAATCGATACGACTAAGATTAAGCTAGCTCCAGAGTCCGATTATAACGGCCCCGTTATGACTATAAGTCCAATCGAAGAAATGACCTCAGAGGAATATGCTCAGTACCAAAGGGACAATGGTATTAACCCAGCTACGGGTAAGCCGTTTGTAACAAAGGTAGACCCAGAAATAATTGAGCCTGAGGAGGCAGCAGCACAGGAAGCTCCACCTGCAAAAACACCACCCGTATACAGATCATAATGGCATCACAAAGACAGAATAATAATCAGAATAATAATCAGAATAATGCTCTGAGGTTTGATAACACTCAGAACAATACTACCACTGGTTTTGATACTGCAAAAACGACAGGTCTTGCAAACACAACACCGACTGGTACTTGACTTAACCACGGGTATATATGGAGATACATATAGTGCGACTCAGTCAGATGTTGACGCAGGTCTAGCTACTAATGTTGGCGATCAATTAGGTTAACACAATTAGCCTACCAAGTGCAGAGCAAGACCTTCTAAAGGAGACTCTGTCAGATGCTGATAAGAGTGCCGACATGAAGCTTGGTGCGATTGATGATAAATTTTCTAACCTTACAGGTATGTTGGAAACCGTCGAGGGAGACAATCTGAATACCTTCGACACCAAGTTTGATAATATACAGACAGCATCCAATAGCCTTACTCAGGCTCAGTACGATGCAAACAGAAACCAGTATCAAAATGTAACAGATGCCCCTAAGAGCAGATCGTCTCGGAGCGATGCGTCGTGGGGAATCAACTACTACAGGTACAGGGGACAGAATGAGATTAGAGGCTGAGATGAGGGCAGCCAATGAGTACTCAAATTTAGATAATGCAGCAACACTAGGAGAAGCAGAAAGAACCTTACAGAATACAACTCTCAAGGAAGGTGAGAAAGCAGGGGGCAAAGATAGATACAGCTACAGGTATGCTTGATCAGATGAAGCAGAGAGAGGATGATCGTCTGACGGTAGCTGATGAAGTTGCAAATGTAGTAGGGTCAACCCAAGAGGAGACTTTGCCAGCAGTTAAGCTTGCTGAGCAACTCATCGAGCAAGCAGTCGATGAGGGTAATATGGAAATCACAACTGCCGAAGAGAAGTATCAAGCTATTGTTGATTCAACCAAGGAGCTTCTACAAAACCCAAGTCTCATGCAGGTGCTAGCTGAACAGACTGGTAACGAGTCAATTGCTCTTGATGGAGAATACACATCAGAGCAACAAGTTATGGTTAATAGGATTAATAACCTTAAGAATATTCCGGCATTCTATAATCAGATCGTAAACTCTGTAGGCGCAGAAATGTTTGCAGCATACGAAGCACTTCTTGGCGAGTTTGGTGCTATATATGAGATAGGTACAAGGATGGGACTTGTTGATGCAGACGGATTACCTATTATTCCTTCCAACCAATTTGGAATGACCAACACACCTGAGAGTGAAATCAATGCAGCAGGCGATGCTATTGGAGAAGGTAGTGGAGCAGATGGAGATGGGAGATGGCCCAATAGATGTGAATCTAGATTCAAATGGATTGACCGTGGGAGTTAATTTATGATGAGCCAAATACTTCCAATTAACATGGATCCTGGGATGGCTGGTCAAGCTATCCGTCCAAGCGTACCTATGGCTGGTGCGCCAACAGCTGGTCCTGCACCAACAACTCCAAGTCGTGGAGTAATAAATCCTCAAGCAGGTCGTGTGTATGATCGCATGTTTGCCAAGCAGGATGATATGAGGGACAGAAGAGAGTATCTCGAGGATCAGAAGCGTATTCGTAGACAAGAACTTCGTGATGATGTCCGTGATCGTAACCGAGAAATAGATGATGAAGACCGCAAGAGGCTTGAGGTTTTAGCAGATCGTGAGGAGAGATATCGGAGGGAAGATGCAGTAGATAAAATCGAATGGGATAGAGGGGCGCCTGAGAGAGAAGCTGCTGCAAAGAAGAATCAACTTTTCTTTAAAGAAAAAAGACGTCAAAGACAGGAACAGAAGGAGTCGGAAATAATGACCCTCAAGAAGGGGTTTGCAGCTATACTTGATGTGGAGGCGGGTAGTGGTAATTTAGAAGAGGTGCGTAAGAATATTACGCTAGCTCGTCAGGAATTTGCTAGACAGAGACTAACTAATAAAGAGCAATTGAATGCAGGGGGTCATTGTAGATGTTGATCAAATAATGAATTCAGGTGAAGCAGAAGATGATGACATAGAATTTGTTGAAAACCTTATGGAGGGGATTACAGGGAGAGAAGGTGCTTCATGGAAAGATGTGCCTACTCTCAATGAACAGCAAAAAGAAACTTCTTACTAGTAAGCTTATTGAGCAAGGTCGTTCTAAAGACCAAGCTTTTGGCGGTATTCAGGGAAAGCTACAGGCAAGGCTTACAGATCATAGTGAGCAACAGAAGCAACTTAATGATTTAATAAGTGAATATGACCAGATGTCACTAAAGATATCGAGTAAGCAGTCGAGTAAAGAGGGCATTTCAATTATTAAAGAAGCCTTCAAAAGTAGGCTCGTTGAGCTTACTGATGACCCAAATGTACTAGATGGTTACTCGCGTTCTGGTCTAGAGGAAGAAGGTGCAGATGAATCTAGTGTAGCTAAAGGCAAGGACTGAGGGTGGAGAGACAGCAAGCGAAAAGGAATTTGATGAGTTTGCTCTTAAGAAAAAGGAAGAGGGTGATCTAGAGAAAAATGTAGATAGAAAGCGCATAGCCCTAGAGGAGGCTAAAGATGATTCTTTCTATTCGCCAACTTTAGATACAGCAGAGGCAATAAGTGATTGCCGCAACATTTGTTACAGATGGCTTAGGTGAATTAGATTTAGATGGAGGCGATTGCAGCTACCATTGCATCTGTAGCTGTTCCATCTGCTATGACTGCTAAAAATATAGTAGATGACCGCAGAGCGAAGAATGAATTAAAGGTTAAGAAAAAAGAGGCTTCCCTGAAAAGAATTAATGATAGAATAAAAACGCAAGGCTACTTTACCCAAGCTAAGGATATAAATACATTCTTAAGTAATAATAATATGAAGCCTTTTAGTGAGCCTATGCCTACTGAGTCTGGTGATCCAAGGAAGGATTTAAGAAATCGATATGAGTACGAGCAGAAGCTAGCTAACCATATGGATTCAGAGCTAAAGGTGAAGACTGACAGCTTTTCTCAAAGGGTCAAAAAGAAGCTTGCAACAAAGGGTACTAAAAAACTTGCTGCTCGTGCAGGACTTGCAACAGCAGTTTATGAGGCTATTGTTCTGGGTAAGGCACTTGGGCAGGAGTTAGGCTGGATCAAGCAGGACCCTGAGGTTGTGGAGGCAGCTAAAGAACTAGCCGAAGCACAAAAAGCTGTACTGGAATATAAGCAGGCAAGAATGCAACAAGCTAAAGAGGCTGTTGTAGAATTGAAAGATTTAAAGAGTGGGGGAATAGATGCATCCTCTGCACCAACTGCTCGCGGAATTGAAGGATTAGACGAATCGAATGCCACATCGCAAGAAATTCAGGGTGCAATGGATCGCATGGAAGAAGATGGTGACCTTGCTCCTATACCGCAGACGATTAAGCCATGAGCCAGTTAGAAGATTTTTTCTCAGAACCAATAGAGTCCGAGCAGACCATGGGACTAGAGCAAGCATTTTCCCAGGAGCCAGAGCCAACTATGGGGCTAGAGCAAGCATTCTCAGAACCAATGGAAGATAGTAATAGTACAGAGCCTTTAAGTAATGTCGTGTCAGTAGTCAGAGAGAATGATGTCATTGATGATAAATATGTTGATGAAATGATTGCACTTTATGAGGGTGTTGCTGAGCAAGAAAAGGACTCAATTATTCAGATTAAGAGTAACATGAAAACTCAAGAGGAGTATGCCTCTGATGCACAGACCGAGGTAAATAAAGATTTAACTCAAGATACCTTATCTAGCATGAGTGCAGCTGCAGCTGCTTTCAAAGCAACCCCTGGGCCGTTGCCAGTTAAAACAGGGGCGAGTGTATTAGCAGGTATAGCTGGTCCTGATGCAGTACGTGGTTTTCAGGATAATGGGATAAAGGGTGCAGCTGAGGGTGTAGGGAAAAGATTCGGTGTTAATGAGCCTCAGAACATAAAGGATAATCTCGAGGCACGTAGGTCTGCACTTGGTAAAGCAACAGCAATTAAGCCCATGCCAAAGACTACATCTTACCAAAATCTTGTGCAGGGCATAAGAAACTGAGAAAAAAACTGATAATCTTTACAACCTATTTATCTAGGTTACAATATACCTATGGCAAGTGTAGCTATATCTGATTATCGAGACTTTTTAAGGAAAAAAGGTTTTTCGCAACGGGCAGATAATGCCACGGATGAAGACTTAGCTTTAGAGCTAAAGTCTAGACTTGAGGAGCGAAACATAAATATTGAGCAGTTTGCTTCTGAGCGTGATGACTACGAGTTTGTTCCTTTAATAAAGAAAGCATATGGGGAACAGAAGACATTCTTCGGTGGAGCAACAGATGCTATAGCACAGCAGTACTACACCAAGAAGCAAGGTCTTAAACAAGGCTTGGCATCTGCATTAGGTGCTATTGGCATGGATGAGACTGAGCGTGATTTAATGCGTTCAGCACAGAGAGATGCTCGGCAAGTTAGTGAGTATGGGAAGGAAGTATTCGATAATTACACAATGATCGATGACTTCAGTGACTTCCTAAAATATTTTGCTCAAGGAGCTTCAAGGTCTGTAGTCGATATAGTGCCATCAATGGTGTCATCCGTGGTTGGTAGAGGTATTGGTAAAAAGATACAGAAGGGGTTAGAAAAGACCGATAAGCTTTCTGAGCTTAAGTCCAAAGCCAAGAAGTATCTTGGTGATAATTATGGGGCTAAGGCAGGAATGGGGGCAGGGGCATTCGGTAGTTCTGCATTAGAGAATACGGGTCATGTTTATGGTGACCTTTATGAATATACTAGACTCGATCCTAGTGATGAAATGTATCTTTCTCCTGGCGAGGCCAGAGCATTATCCATGTTCGCAGGTGGTGCTTCCGGCGCACTTGACTCTGCAATACCAGTCTTCTTGGTAGGCAAGTTAAGTAAGTCCATTGGGAAAGATGCAGCTGAAAGAGAGGTGGGTAAGTTATTTAAATCGCTACCCGAGGGTATGGTGTTTCTTGCACAGGGTGCAGGTGGTGAGGGTATAACTGAGGCAATGCAGGAAGTCGTGCAGATGGCGACCGTCAAGTATCATACCAAAGAAGAGTGGAATGAGAAAGACTGGGAGAGAATGATCAATGGTGGTCTTCTCGGTGCTATTGGTGGTGGTACAGTTACGGCTGCTACGGGTGGTGTATCTAGGTTACTTAGACCCCAAGATACAGCTCAGTCAGATTTGGAGGAGGATACTGAGTCAGAGCCACTAGAAACCTCAGATGAGAGAGTAGAGATTAGGAATCGTTTCGAGGAGAAAAGATTTAATGCTATAGCAGAACAAGGTGTAGGCACGGTAGTAACACCAATAGGATCAAACAGACTAGCTAGAGTACTTGAGGTAGAAGAGGAAGAGCGTACCGTATTAGTTGAGTATAACAATGGAGCAACTGAAAGGCTAAAGTCTAGTGAGTTAAGTATTGTAGACAGCAAGGATAAGATCATAAAGCCTGAGGACTTAAAGAACTTCACCGATGAAAAATTGGAAGAACTTAAGACTCTGAAGCCTCAGCTAGTAAAGCAGATAGAGAAGGAGCAAGAAGGTCGGGAAGAGGAGAAGGATGATGATGTAATACAGACTGCTCAAACTAACCTAGAGGTAAGCTCCAAAGGTAATCAATTAATAGTATCTGATGTATCTAGTAGGGAGAGAGTTTACTCTGCAACTTACAAGGTAGAGGATGGAGTCTTAACCGTAGAGAATCAGAACTTAGATGCTCCAACTGACCAACGGAAGCAAGAGTCAGTAGATTTGCTATACAGACAGGCTAAGAGAAAGGCTAAGGCAGAGGAGCTAATTCTTAACATGGATGGCAATATGGAGATGCCATTCTCGGATAATGATATTATGGCTATGGATATGAGCCAGCTGTACAATGCTTACGATACAGCGATCCGATTACGTAACTCCCTTCCCGATGCAACAAAGAGTGTTACGGATGATACTTTAGTAACACTTGCCCTTAAGATGGAGGACGAGGGTCTTGTTGAGCTAGACAAAGGTGGCAATCTTAGAAAGCTATCTATTACTACCAAGAAGTCTAATAGTGCTAAGATAAGAACAACGAGACTCTAGGTGGTATTCTTGCTTACAAGGTTTTCTCTGAGCTAGAGGGAGACATTCAAAGCTTTATTGATAATAATCCACAGAGTGGAATCAATGAGAAGTTTATCAAGGGGCAAGCTAGAGTTCATGCCGAGCTTTATGCCGAGGAGATTGATGGACTCAATAAGTCCCAGGATGTAGCTGCGTTAGCAGATGCTGCGACAGCCGAGTTTGTAAAGCACCACTTGATGGATAATGAGTGGAAGAAGCCAACACCTTTCGACCTAGCACTAGAGGAGGAAGAGAAGAAGGCTATCGAGCTAGCAAGGCAACAAAGCGCTGCTCAGAACTTCAAGACTCATGAGCCGAGGGTAGGGCAGTTTGTAAAACTAAAAGATAGTGATGAGCTAGTTAAAATTACTGCCATTGATGAAGAGACTAGTACCATCAAGACAGAGAAGACTGGAGATAACTCAGTATCTGCATCAGCGATCATCAAGGTAGATGCTAGAAGAGGTAGAACTATCGAAGGTGTCTCAGCCATTGAGAATCAGAATGGTATAACCACCAAAGTCTATGTCACAGGGAAGGATACTGGTGGTGTCAAAAAGGGTAGAGCTTCTGGAGTTGAGCTTAAAATCGATGAGAAGGGTAAGGTTCTTGGTGTAAGCCATGATGGCAAGACCTATGCTATTGGTGATAAGGAACTGAATGTAAAAGACGATAATCTTAAAGCAGAGATTGGGATGCTTGTTTTAGAAGACAGGCAGGTTAAAGACCCAAAAGAAAAGCGAGTAAAGCTTGGTGAGGCTATCTACCAAAAGGGTGACACATATGAGGTTGGACAGGCTCGAATAGGGAAATTTAAGGTAACGCCTGATGTTACTGCTAGCGGTCAAGTGGTGGGCTTTACGACAAGGGATGACGAGGCTAACCAAGTATATTATGCCTTTGACTCCGAGATTGAAATAAAGGATTGGGTCAAAACCACCAAGTCAAAGTTAAGTCAACAGGGGGAATTTGGTAAAAATAAGGGCGGTACACGTAAGCTCAGTACCGAGGAGAAGTTAGACTTAGAGGAAGAGAAAGCTACTGCCAATAACGAGATGAGCTTTTATAAGCGTGGGCAGGAAAATAGTGCGAATCGTATCTACCCATCAGTTGAGAAGACGGGTTTACCTAATCCCTTGAAGGGAAGAGATGCCATCAACTATCTCAATGCAATTGATATGGGTGACAAGCAGGGTAGTAGTACCTCCAAGAAGGCAGTAGTGTTAAGGTATTTCAAGAAGGATCAAGAGGGTGAGCCTGCTTACCTTGTGAGAACGATCAGAGGCAAGAAGGACTCTAAGGTGATCAAGGCTATGGGAAGACGAGTAGCAGGTAAGACGGCAAGCTACTCGATCCGAATACGACCACTAGCGAATAAGACAGGTGACTTTGACATTAATGAAATAGATTCATTTGAAGATGATACAGACGGAGGCAGACTAGAACTAGTAGATGTTCTTACCTTTAATCAGGAGGCACAAGTTGCAGCAGACTTTGAGTCAGAAGAGGAGTACAATAATGCCATGGAGGGCTTCACCGACTACGAGTTTATTCGTAGTATGGAGACAGCCGAAGTACAGAACTACCTTAAGGAGAATGTAGGTAGAGATGACAGAGCAAATAGAATCTATGAGCTTGCGATGGAGGGTGATAAGTTCAACCCACTCCTTGAGGTATATGCACCCAATTTAAATAGTAAGATTATAGACTCTTTGCAGAAGAAGATACTCGAAAGAGCAAAGGATATAGCTGACGAAGAGAAGTCTACTCTAGGTAAAAAGCTAGGCACTACAAAGAATGTAAGAATTGTAGACCTTATTGATTTCACTAATCACATTGCTGAGGGCAAACAAGGCACTAAAGAATATGTGTCTGGCTTTGATGTCCTTAGTGAAGGCGAGTTTAGTGCTATCAAGAAAGCAGTCAGAACATACGAAAACAAGGGAGGAAAGGTACAGAAGCAAGAAAAGGGTACAGGTAGTGATGTGCTGGCAGGTGCAGTCTCCGAGAATGAAGTTGCAGAACTTTCTGATGATACACTTGATCCGGCAGCACAGCTAGAGGAGAAGGAGGAAGAGGAGTCACCTGAGCAAGAAGAGGAGAGTGAGGAAGAAGTTGAGGAGGAGCAAGAAGAGGAGACTGAAGAGGAAGTAGAAGAGGAAGTTGAGGAAGACGAAGAAGAGGAAGTAGAGGAAGTTGCCCCAGATGGTGACAAGGGGATATATGAAAATGTCCTCGATATGGCACGTGAACTCAATATGGAGGATGAGGACTTCAACTTAGTTCAGCATTATGCCAAAATGTATCTTACGGGTGCTATAGATGTAGCAACTCTTCAGACCACTCTGAACGTATACTTTGAGCCATACCAAAATAAGATGGAGTCGGTTGGTCAGATAGCAAAAACCGAAGCATCTTTGGAGCGTGAAATACAGAGACATATTGATGAGCCGAAGAAGAAGATAATAAGCCCACCAATCTCTGAGGAGTTACAGCAAGAGAATGCAGAAGCAGTAGCTAAGTTCTCCGATGGCTTGGAGGTGGATGGTAAGCCAGTGCGACTTACTGCCTTATTGAACAAGGAGCTTTTAAGACTTGATGGCTCAGATGCCTTAAGTGGGTCACTCCTTGATATGGCACAGACTTTACTTGCACATCCTTTTGTTAAGAACTTAAAGGTTCAGTTTAGATCATGGGACAACTTCAAGGATGGTATACAGAATGATGGTAGTAATGGTAAGCTTACAAGAGCCTATATCCGTGGTGATACTATTGTTATGGGGCCATTCTTTAAGGTTAGTGATACCGACCTTAATGCAGAAGATGCAGTAAGAGTTGCATTCCTTGAGGAGGTTGCCCACAGGGTTTTTGCTACAGCAGTAGAGGCAAGCATACAAGCCAAGCGTAAGGGCAAGATGCCTCGAGGTGCATCGAAGGTTTTATCAATGAAGCAAGCCATCCAGTTCTATGATGAGACTAAGGAGCTTATGGATTGGCTTAGGACTCAGACCGATGGAGTGCATTACCATGGCTTGATGAACATGCATGAGTTCTGGGCAAACTTTGCTACCAATCCTAAGTTTAGGAAGTTCCTTAATCGCCCACTACCTCCCAAGCTTGCAAGGAAGTTTAAGTCTAGGTTCGAGAGAGTAATTGATTGGGTGTTAGACTTGGCTAGTAAGATATTTGATACTGACTTTACTCCTCAGAGGACTGCATCAGATGAGATTCGTAAGCGCTACCGTACGCTATTGCGTACATCTGACAAGCTTGCAGCCAATGATGTAGATTTAATGAGAGGAGCTTTCGAGTCCAACGATGAGATTGCTGGAGACTCAAGCTTTACTGACCGCAAGGGCAACCCGATACCCAAGAATGCAGATGGTACAATTACCGTTTACCATAGAACTGATGCAGATCCTGAGAAGGTTGCCGAAGATGGTTTTGTAACCAAAGAGAATACTGATGAGATATTCGTTTCCTCGAGCATGGATGGACAGGCAGAGGGTTACGGTGAAAACATCATAGAATTGAGAGTAAAGGAAGAAAACCTCGAGCTAGATGATGAGTTTGATGGCGAGGTACACTTTAGGGTAGGGATAGAGACTGCTAATAATAGTATTGTAACCCAGGATAATGGGTTACAAATGGAGTCTGCTGACACCATTGAACAGAGTGTAGCACGTGGCACGTTACGCGCGCATACTGCTTCTTTGAAAGACTTCAGTAAGATTCAAAAGGCTGTACTGGCTGATCTTGGTGATGCGAATATAGAGCCTGAGAGACTCAAGGAGTTCATGACCATTGATGGCTCAACCACTCCTGATGTGATTGCCAAGGTGATTGGCAAAAAGACCAAGCTACTAGCCGAGGAGGCATCCACCCAGTTCGCTGAGGCAACCAACCCCAACATAGACATAGACTCAGTAAGAGACATTAACGACCTAGAAACCCGAGCCAACAAGGACACGGGTGGAAGGAACTTAATGAAAATACTCGCAGGAGCTAGAGAGAATGTCAGTAACTTATTCCGAGAAGCCAAAACATCCAAGGAGAGTATCGGCTACAAGGTCATAGAGAAGCAGAACCGCATGGAAGCTCTTACTAAGCCCAAGAGCATGTTCGATGCTGGTAAGACCCAAGCACTCTTTGGTAGGTATCTAAAAAGCACACTATATAATAAGTCTGAGACAACAGGGGAGTACTCCTTAGTGAATGCATTTGAAGCAGCCACAGGATTATCACCTACATCTTTCAGTAAGCTAAGGGAATTAGAGATAGATGAGAAGAAGCTGTACGACCTTATGGATCGTTTGGCTGAGGCACAAGACCCCAAGGATTTTATAGAACAGAAGACAGCCAAGGAGATATTCGACTTGATGGATATCAAGGCAGAGGATGTCGGTATATCCGACCCCGAGCTTGATCAGGCTGTTCAAGTTGCAGTCGCACTCATGCTAGGCAAGGATCAAAAGAATGATGTACCTCGTAGTGCATTCACTACTCGCATGAGACTCGCCCCAGGAAGGATAGCTGGTCACTCCGTACAAGAGGCAGTTAATCTTATTAAGCAAGCCTCCGAGGGTAAGCCAACTCCTGATGTTAAGGACAAATCCATGATGTCCATTCTCAAGAATGTTCGTAAGCTTCATGAGGAGATTGCTGAACTTTCCAAGGATATGGATAAAGCCAAGGAAGAGGAGAGTATAGCCAAGAAGTTCCTCGAGGCATACAACGACAGAATTGCCGACCTTGACGAGTACTTTGAGACTACTGGTCCTGTAGAGTTATTTGAAGGAGCTAAGTTTGCCACACTTAGACTCACCGATGGCAAGCTCATGGATGACAACTTTACATATGCCCTAGGAAAGGGTGAAAGCTCTGATGAAGCCAAGAGAATGGCAGCAGAAGCATCCAATCTATTTAAGATCATGGATACACCTGAGTACAAGGAGCAGTATGAGGGTACACCCGAGGATAGATACTTTAAGCAACTAGCAAGAGAAATGCGTAAGCCTAACTTTGGCATACAATACTCTGTGTCGAATGTTGGATTCCTTCATGCTGCAGCATCTTCTCTCCAAGAGCGGATGTCGAGACTGGGCCCAGCAGGTAAGGCTGTTGCAACACTACTCAATGAGTATACTAGAGACTACCAAGCTGAGGCTGGTAGAATATTTGGTCAAGGTAAGAGAGTATCCGGCGCTATCGTCAGACTGCATGCAGAGATGGCAAAGGACAATGGGGAGAATGTGAATCTCTTCATGAGGAACTTCGGATCAAAGCTTTTCGATTGGTTCAATGAGCGACCCGACCTACAAGGTCAAGAGGAGCTAGCTATAAATAAGGTTTGGGCAGACCTCAAGGCAGAGGATCCTGATCGAAACTACACCGAAGAAGGAAAGAAGGCACTCAGAGCATACCTCAAGCAATGGAGTATTCAGAATGAGAACTTCCAAAGGCTCTACAGAAAGTATGACATCTCTGTATATGATGAAGATGTAGAGAGGGAGTCCATAGCCACTGGTAGAATGGACAAGCTCTACAGAAGGTTTGTGGATCAAGGTGTTTACACTACACCCCGAAAACTCAACATGACTAAGATTGCAGAGGTTGTTAGTCTTCTTGATCCAGAGTTCGATTATGATGAGTCCGAGGATTATCAACCTAAGTTTTTTCAGAAGCTACTTGGCGGAATGAAAGAAGCTGAAGTGCAACAGGTGGATGCAGAGGAAAGCTTCGTACAATCCTTGGGTAAGCTCGTTGATGGCAAGATAGCCAATCTGTTCTTTAAGCCAATATTTGTGGGCAAGTCTGCCCATGCAACTCCATTAACTCTCACCTCTCAGACCGATGAGGGTAATAATGTAAGAGTACTCTTGCCCGAGGAGTTAGAAAGAGCATGGAGAAATGCAGAGGGTGAAAATGCAGGCATCAAGGTAGCCAATGCTATACTTGATTTAAAGAAATTGTTGCCCGATTCAGATGACACCACTTTGTCGAACCTCTTGGGTCAATTCAGACATAGAGCAAACGCATTAATCAAGGCACATGCCGAAGCAACAGAAGATGCCAAGGCAGTCGGAGACACCGAGCAATCCTTAAGTACGATGATGTCTGGTACAAAACTACATTCATCCATTCATGCTCGTAGTCTCTATAACATTCTCCCTGGAGAGTTCTTTGAATACGAGATGTATGATGAGACATCATCTGGACAACACTTGTCTAAGATTCTCATGACCGCTAAATTTGGAAGGAAAGGTGAGAAGCTTACTGAGAATTACAGTGCAATACGTGACCAATATCAGCCTTCATACACAACATATAAGAACCTAGCTGATGAGTTGGGTTATACAATAAAGTCGGGTTCAGTCCCAAGTAAGACCAATAGAATCTGGTGGAGTTCATTCAAGAAGAAGATGGAATCCCACATGGCAAACAAGGGTAAGAGGGTTTCATTTGATCAGCTCGACAAAGAGGCTCGTACTTTCGTTGAGGCACAAAAGGCTTTTGCTGCAATCAATGCGGCCTTCACTTCGAGAAGCTCAAACAACCAAGACATAAGTTTGGGGCTTGAGGTCTTGCGCACATTAGCATTTGGGATGGTAAACACGATGAAGGGGGCATGGACAGCCACAATGTCTATTCCTGATATCGTAAAAAGGCTTGGTCTTAACCCAACTGCCTTTAGGCAAGTCGGTAAAACATATGCCAACCTTGCACGAGAGGTTGCAGGGTCTTTTCTTGAGAGTTTTGGCATAGAAATGCTTCGTGCAGATAAGTATGCATCTGAATTGAGAGATGTATTCAGTAGAGAAGCTGGAATGATGTCATTTAGTGAGAACATGACTGAAATAGGTAAGGAAGGTAGCCTCAGAGGTATGCAGAAGGGTCTACGTAACTTACGGAATGCAGTAAACTCACTTTCTATGATTGGAGCAGGTCAAAGAGCAAAGACAAGTGGTAATTACATCCCAGGATCATTACTCACACCTCTTACAGCTCCATTTACATACCTTGCACAAGCTACCAACAAGTCTATAGCACTTGGGATGGCTAATACCATTGAGAAATTCGTTATTCAGACAGCAAAAGCACTGGATGCCAAGGGAGTCTCACTGGACAACAACACATTTGAGGTGAAACCTAGTGATTTGGGTTACGAAGATAGTAAACTAGACCGCTGGATATTTGGAAGTGTAGATATGGTTGAATCCCTCAACCAGAGACTAGTATCTGAGGGTATGTCTTTCACTCAGCTCGCCCAGGACTACAGAAGAAGACTGAAGGTTGACCCAGAGACTAAAGTGCTTACTAGGGATGCTGTCTTGGCATCCTACAACATAGCTATGTCAGAAGTAACCTATGATACCATGGCCGGTAAGGGTTCTTGGACACAAAGTGGCACTGGTCAGTTCTTGTCTCCACTTGTTGGATGGTCTGTATCATCAGCAGGTAAAGGTCTTGAGCAGATGAAGAACAAAGATGGTCAGCTAGCTATTAGAGAGAGTATTAGGTATATGCTCATGTCTACAGCTTGGCTCGTACCTGCTGGTATTGCATTTACGATGTTCACAGACTGGTGGGACGAGGAAGTCCTTGGTAAACCTAGTTCTTTACGCAAGCTACCAGCAACAGCAGCTCTTCCTATCATCGGCCTTCCTCTTGCAGCAACTGACCCGAGGTTTGATGGTATCGCAGTCTTTGAAAGAGCAGCACGTGCTAACAATGTGTTAGGTATCGTACAAGAATTTGCCTCACCACTCATCATAGGTCAGTTAGACCCGACCTCGAGGGCAGGGCAGTTCGACCCAACACGTAGAGTGCTAGCCATATCTAGTCTGATGAACAGCTACAACGCTGTTAATAATTACTTCAATGCAGTAAAGACTAGTGGCTTCTTTACAGACTTAACGGAAGGGGAATTTAACACAGAGAAGTTAATGCCTGATTATAGCAATGTTGTCCGACCACTTATGTATTCCATGGGATTAAACTCTGTAGTCCAGAATATGCAGATGGCTACACATCTAACAGACATCGAGGATATAGACCCAACGGGACTGCTTGCAACAGAGAGACAAATAACTGATATAACTGGCATGAGAAACTCACTTCGAGTTTACTCCAAGGTCATGGGTATGGAGATGCGCAAAGGTGGCTTCATGACTTATACTGCTACCGCCATGGGTAATGCATTGAAGAAGATGGAGAGGGCAGCATACGCAAATGATAAAGAGGCATTCAAGGAAGCATACAGGACCGCCTTATCCTTGTCACAAGCGGAAGACCCAAGGAAGGATGTCATTGAGAAATTTAAGAGGAAACACATAAGGCAAGGCGTCACAAGGTACGCTCTGTCAGATCCTGATATGCAGGCAATCCTTAGCGTCCTTAGTGACTCTAGGAGGCAAAAACTTCTTATGTCCATGCAGAACCATGACTTCTATCTGAGAGGGATAGGCGGATCGCCCACTAAGCCGAGAAAGAATACGTCTCAATACTCAGAGGAGCTTAGAAGACTAGTTCTATGAGTCTGAACAAAAGAGCCGGAACACTATACGAGCAGATGTTTGTATGTGAGGCTCTAGAAAGAGGACTAGACGTATCTATGCCCGTGGGAGACTATTCTCAGTATGATGCAGTAGTGGATGGCAAAGGTGGATTATCAAAGATTCAGATAAAAGGTACTTGTACCCGTACTAACTGGAAAGTGCGGATATAATATTAATACTTCAATGGGCTGTAAGAGTAATGCAAAGAAGAGGTATGGGAAAAATGTATACGACTACTTAGCTGCAGTAATAGTAAGGGGTGGAGATAGAATTTGGTACATTATACCAAAGAAAGATATTGGGAATAGAATGACCATCAAGCTATATCCCAACCCTGAGAGTGAGGGAATGTGGGAGAAGTATAGATACGGATGGGATTTAATTTGTAAGCTGTAACCTAGTAATCTAGAATACATATATATGAAATACTCAATAACCAAGGAACAAGAGCAAGCTTCAGATAAGAAAAAATCCTTATGTACCCTCAAGAAACCAATCAAAAAGAAAAGATGAAGGGAAGAAAACAAAAGAAATGTTGCTGTCACAAGAAGGCAGATCGAACTAAGAAGAAACTGAACCCACACCTCAAGAGACGTGGCAAGAAAGCCTAGAGTTTATAAGAAAGGAGCTAAAGGCTCTGAGTATGATTATCATGGTACACCTGAACAGAAGAAGAGAAGGGCAGGCAGGAATAAAGCTAGGCGCATAGCCAAGTGTGGTAAGGGGAAGGAAGCTCATCATAAAGATGGCAACCCACGTAATAACAAACGAAGTAACATAAAATGTCTGACCAAGAAAAAGAACCGCAGGATTCAGCCGAAAAGAAAGTAATGGAGTATCACGAGCAGGTCGATGCTTTCACTTTCGAACTAGAGAATCTCATTGAAAGATTCTCCAGCGAATTTGATTTAACAAGAGAAACAATGGTTGGATGCTTGTTCACATCCATGCAGTTCTTGGGAACTCCAATGGTAATGGACTTAGGATCGGAGATATTAGAAGAGGATGGCGAAGAAGAAGAAGTCTAAGAAGGACGCTTGTTATCACAAGGTTAAGAGACGTTACACCAAATGGCCTAGTGCTTATGCCTCTGGTGCATTAGTTAAATGCCGGAAGGTTGGAGCTAAGAATTGGGGGAACAAGTCTAAGAAGAAGTGATGGCTAAGGAGGGTCTAAAGAAATGGTTCTCCCGTAATGGGGGGAAGGGCTGGATCGACTGCCGTACAGGCAAGCCTTGTGGTAGGAAGTCAGCCAAGAAGGGTAAGAGCAAAAGACCTTACCCAGCATGTAGACCTACGAAGGCTCAATGTAATTCCAGTATGAAGAAGAAGAAGGGGCCGGCAAGAATTTCGTGGAAAAAAAAGAAAACCAAAAAAGGAGATAAATAAAATGCCAAACATTAATGGAAAAAAATTCCCATACACTAAAAAAGGCAAAGCAGCTGCTAAAGCATATAAAGCTAAAGCCAAGAAACCTGTGGGCAAGAAGCCTATGGGCAGGAAGAAGTATTAATGCCTGCTAAGAAGAAAGCATGTAAACCCACCAAGGGTAAGCGCTTTGCTAAGAGAGTAAAAGGCAAGTGCCGTTCTTTCGGGCAGAAGGGTAAAGCTAAGGGTGGGGGTGACCGAATACGTCCTGGGACAAAGAAGGGCGATGCCTATTGCGCACGTTCTGCTGGTATAAAGAAGTGTAAGAACCCACCATGTGCCAATGCTCTTTCCCGCAAGAAGTGGAAGTGTCGTGGTAAGAAGTCAATGAAGTGAGCATGGACTACTATATTCTCATAGGAGTTGGTGCTGCACTATCAGTGCTAGGTTTCTTTCTAAAGAGAATGAAAGAGGAGATTGATTTAATTAAGGCAAGGAATGCTAGACTGGAGATTAACCAAGCTAGGAATCACGAGCGTATCAATAACCTTGAGAAGGTAGTCGAAGATAGGCGCGATGATATCAAACGCCTCTTCGAACTTAACAAGTAGTCACTTGTGTATATAGCCTTCGGTTGTCTTGGTATTAGAATGACCAACAGCCTTGCCGATAGCTTCAATACTCACACCGATCTTACTTAACCTTGTGATACAGGAATGGCGAAGGCAATGAAAGCTTCTGCCGTGAATCTCTAATCGTTCGCAGATCCTGCCGAAGTAAACACTAGCCTTTGACCTATTCTTGGGGTCACTCATGGTCTTGTGCCATGAAGGAAAGCAGTAGACCTTATCCTCTACATCAATCTCGGCTAGTACTTCTTTTACAATCCCACCACCAAAGGCAGGATCCATGGTATCAATTGATACTAGCTTATCTCTTTTCTCTGTCCATACGACTAGACGATTACGATCCTTGATGCTTGCCCACTCGAGAGAACAGATATCACCGAGCCTAAGACCAGTCCAATAGGATAACGCTGTAGCCTGCCTAAAGAAGTAAGGGGCATGCTTGATAATCTTATCCACTTCCTTCTTGTAGAATATCTTTCTTTCCTTCGGAGTCTTCTGCTCATGCTTGAGCTTAGACTTATCGATCTTGATAAACATCATTGGGTTTACCATGACATACATCTTTATCTGAGCAAAGTTCCACAACTGACTGAGTGTAGACTTCCGTAATGCACGATTACTTAGTGATGTGTCATCAGCGGTGTTCAGATAATTATATATCTTCTTATCTTCAATTAATGCCATAGGTTTATCTATAACCTTGTACAGCTTACCGAAGTGTTCAAAGATAGCCATCATCGTATAGATGGAGTTCTCGGAGATAGCAGACATTCTCATGTGCTGCTCGTATTCCTGGACAACATCCCAATACTTCATGGACTTACTGCCAGCAATCTTGGTAATCACCTCGGCTGACAATACTCCAAGCTTGCCAGCTTGCTCAAGCTCCTCGATGCGTAAATCTTTTACTAGTCTACTGGCTTCCTTCCGATCTTTGGTGCGTAGGTTGGTTGACCTAGAGTTACCAGAAGCATCCTTGTACTTTACTGAGAAGTTCCCATTTTCACTCTTAGTTATTTTCATTTTGTTACACTCCTATTCATTAGGTTACACTTAATCAAGCTAATTGTTTATCCTTAATTTCGACATTGGCTTGGACAGCTAGCTTACCTTTTAGCTTACCCCATTGGGCTTCCATCTTTATCTCAGGTTCTGTATCAACTCTCTCACTATCGAAGGCAAGGAAGTGTTCAGCGAATACTTCACTAGCATCACCCTCCTTGAAGTCAGCAGGTACATACTCACCGAGAAGGCATACCGTTGCTGCATCACGCTTGTCTGCAAGCTTATCAAACATGGCTTCTTCGATTGTGTCTTTATTAAGTAGAACTTTAATATTTACATCCTTGGTAGAGTTAAGTCGATAGACTCTACCCATGGCTTGATGGAAAGCACCGAAGCTCCAGTCAAACGAACCGATGATCATGTTATTACAATCCTTGAAGCTATGACCAACAGCACACTTAGCACCCATTGCTAGTACCTTAGTCTTACCATTCTTGAAGTTGTTAGCCTCACGGACATGGTTGCTAGCTTCAGAGTCAATGCGTGAACACTCAATTCCAGCCTCTCCAAGTCTCTTGATCAGCTCTGTCGTTTGACCACATGATGACGATATGTGAATTATTTGCTCACCCTTCTGGAGTACATCACCAATAAGCTCTAGGGTTGTGATGAGCTTTGGATTAAAGTTGGAACTTACCCAATCATTATTGAAGCTTCTTCCAGCAGGATCTGCACAGATGCCTCTGAGTCTCTGTAACTGCACACCATACTTTGTCTTTGGATCACGCCATGGGATATTAGATATATCTAGGTTGTGTGCATACAGCTTCTTCTGAGCAAAGCCAAGAGGTACACGGATAGTTTCTACTTCGCAATCTACTACATCAGGATTGCATTCTTCCTTGGATATGTAGGCAACGATAGACTTGAGTACCTTGAGTAGTCGCTGAGTCTGACTGATTGTGGGTGAAATCTTTACACAATAGCTTCCATTGTTACGGACAGACTCCTCGGTGAAGTCACGCTCTTGGGTATGGAATGTGGACTTGAAGTCACCCTCACCCTCGATGGTATAAGGCCATCTTGGATTACTCTTCTCACCGTGATACCAGTTAGGTACAGCTAGCCAACCTGCTATCGGGAATATGTTTGGTAGCATATTGGGTACAGGTGTAGCCGTAAAAGCATATCTATACTTGGGTTGTAATCTAAGTAGGCATGATGTTACTGCTGAGTCTAGTGTCTGCATGATGTGAGCCTCATCGATCAGAGCCATATCAAACTGATGCTTGGATAAGGTACACAGGCTAGGCTTGACTATGCAGGTGAATCCATTGCGAGTCTGCCCGACACCACGATGCCATTGATTCTCAGTAGAGGGTGGCTTCTCCTTGTCATAAGGTGCATCGAAGTCCAAGTCCCTAAGACGCTCACGGAATTTCTGTTCACGCTTATTGGCAGCCCAAGCTTTAGGAATCTTCTCAAATGCCTTGGTAGTACAGAAGGCATTGGGATAAGTAATGTACATACCTGGAGGTAAAGTACCATTGGGGCGAAGCAATGACTTGTAGTCATCAAGGGTGAACAATGTGTACACCTTTGTATCAGGGGAGAACTTGTTTATCTCAGCTACCCATTGAGCTGGGTCATGCTTGACTGAATGACCCGATGCATCTTTGACCGTACCTTTGGGTGCAACAATAAGACAACGCTTAGCATTCTTGGCATTCTTGATAGAGATAGCCATGCAAGTCTTACCAGTGCCGACATCACCACTCACCATAGCCTCATCCACACAGAGTACACGAGCTATGTAATCCTTCTGCCCAGGATAGAATGGTATACCATTTAGTTCTTCGAGTAGCTCTAGCTTCTTATTGTAATGCTCGAATAGCTTTGGTCTATGTTCTGCAACCGTTTTTATTTCGGGCATCTCAAAGAACTTCCATACCCATGTGCTTGCGAACTCTCCTTGCCCAACTGGATTATCTCGGAAGACAAACTCTTGATTGTCCTCGTCACGGAAAACATATCCGGCATCTACACCATAACGCTCAAGCTCATGGTCAAGGACATAGGTTCTGCCATCAGGATCCGTGTGCATCTTCTTCTTACTAAGAGGGCGAGCATACGAGTACTTGAGCCTACGGAACTTATACTTGTTACCTTTCTTGATATTAGGCCAAGAGCCTTCACCATGGTACTTGAAGTCCTTGGGCTTCTCAGGTATTTCCTTTGCCTCGAGCAACTTGACCTCATCGATCATGCCCACCATCTCATAAGGAGTTAATGGGCGGAGTGGTGGAGGCGTGAACTTAGATTCATTGAGTGCCTCATTGATACTTGCCTTAGAGTTAGGCTCTATTTCTACATTGTGATTATTATACAGCTCTTGCAGTACGCGTCTGTCAGTAGACACAACGACAAGTGCCATAGGAGTCATGCCGTCCACATAGGACAGCTTAGCATCTATGCTAGTATTTTTAGTTGGACTGGTACGGATAGCACCAAGTGGGTTAAGCCACATATTATATTTCATGACGTTCCTTTCGTTAGCGGGTTTGTGTTAGGCGGCCAAGTCTTTGATGTCTTTGACCTTGTATAGAACTTTAGGGAATCTACCGTTCTTGTCGGGTAGGGGAGGGATAAGGACGGACTGACCTTGCTTGTTTACAAAGTAGTCAGACCTCAGTTGCCTCAAGAAACCGATTCTCCCGTTCTGTAATGGTTTAGTAGGTGTATAACTCTTAGACTTTGAGCATGCTTCTCGGACAATCTTAGGGAGGTAAACAACCCTTTGAAGACTACCCTTCTTGCGCACATCAAAGCCTTTGTTTTTTAGTTTCTTCCGAAGCTTCACATTGTCTTTCCTGACTGGTGTCGGGCGGAAGTATTCATTTGATGCATAACTCATGACCTTCAAAGCCAACATCACATGATCGAATATTACCCTAGCACTATTCTCGGGGTCTGGATCGTCATGGATACTAGCCTTGTGCAAGTCGGAAATTAGGTTCTCGCCAGTGGTCGAAGACGCAAAGTGACCGTTGATATTTCCCCTCTCACTAACATTCTGGATAGAATATAGTATGGTATCATCTGACCACTCTACAGAGGAAGGATGCTCATATAGCGACTTCATGGTTTCAATGCCATCAAGCTGATGCTTGTCACCACTCCATCGAGCTAGCCTAGTTCCCTCCTCCATCATCTCCTTGTAATTGCCTCGTGCGATCCACAAGTCCTTACGCTCTTTACCTTCGAATTGCATACGAATCATAGGAGCAGGCCACTTGACCTCAAGGAAGGATGCATCAATCTTACATGCCTCCATTGCTTGAATTACACTTTTCTCAACAGCCATATCGACTCCGACAGTTCCCCACTTTGCGAGGATGCATGCCTCTATCCCTCGAGACAGATTGTTGAGTAGTAGTTCTTTATTATATCCATCTAAGTATGGGTTGTGGTAGTGTGTGTCTCTGTACATATTTATCATCTTGATTTCCTTTCTTTAGGTTTAGAGCCGTGCAGACAGGTTTCGGGTTATCACGTGGATTTTCTGCCCACGCTTGCCATATCCCTTGTCTCCCCGTCCTCAGACAACCCCAGCTAGGAAGCACATACATAAGATGCTTCTTCGCTTTTTTGTGGGGCAAATAGAGGGAGACTCACTAGGAATCTGCTTAGCTCAAATTGTTAGGTTAGGTCTGAGGTAACATATGTAGGGCATAGCCTACTTGTTCTTTTTCTTTATCCACCGTCCACATAAGGAGCATAGCACCTTGCTCGACTTGCATGTAGCAACTCGGGTATAGCTCCATAGGCAGGGATAGCTCTTGGAATCTAGCCATCAAGCATTCTGATTTAGACCACATATCCATAGGTATGGCATTCTCATTGAAATGCTTGTAGGTTCCATCCATATCAAACGGAGGGGGCTGTACCTCCTCCTCCGCTTCTTCAGGCATTCGGTTACTCATGAAAGCACACCGATATAGAGTTGATCGACCATCTTAGATATTTCCTCACGGACTATCTCACGGACTCTCTCCTCTGTGATACCAGCACCCTTACTGCTGTTGAGTAGAGTGACGATTGCAGTAGCAACCTCGTTGTCAGCAGGCTTGGGCTTAGGCTTTGGCTTAGGTTTAGGCTTAGGCTCAGGCTTAGGCTCTTCCACGATTGGTTGAGTTGGGTCTTCTACCTCCACAACTTCCTCACGCTTGACTGGCTCGTCCTTGAGGAAGGCGAGCAAATCCTTGTATAGCTTCTCCTTGACTTGCTCAATCTGTGCTTCTCTGTCTTCATAGCCCTCAAGCCAACCACCCTCGGGCATCGGAAGAAGCTCACCAAGTTCATCCATAACAATGGACTGAAGGGACTCTGCATCCTCATGCACATTCTGTTGAAGCCACTCGTTAACCTTGGTTCTGACGTTATTGTTTGCCCGTTGAAGGGCGATTAGTTCTTTGTATATATCACTCATGGTAGTATTAGTTATCTAGTTATTTGGGTTACATGTTAATGAAACGAGCAAACAGGATTCTGTATGCTCGCTCGGCTTGGGCTGGCACAATGCCATTCCCTAAGAGTCTAAGTCGGGGGACTCGCAGAGCCATTTCCTCGGGAGTAGCGTAGTACCCTGATGAAGGCCCATTAGCTGTTCTACCCAATTCGGGTTCAGTTTCCCGTGAGTATTCAGCCTTCCCAGATTCCTCGCTAGTGTAGCTTGCTTGCTGTTCACTTCCGACTCGGGGTTCTTGTTGTGATCGTAAGCTTGAGGAGTCGCCCATTGTTGTTTCAAGTCCCTCCCCAAACATTTCTGGTTGGAATCCAAGGAGGTTCTCGCTCCTTCCACATGATCGCTCGCTTGTGGTGTCGCCCAACTCTCCATCTTCTCCACGGCATCCCTCAGCTTCGCTCCGTACTTCGTCCCGTTCTCCCGTGTCGCTGTGAAGCCCGTCTCCGTCATCTCCACATTCTTGGCTACTCCGCCCTCCACTAATCCTGCAACTGTCGGAGTTGGGAACATTATCTGAGGATTCACTAGTTCTGTCTTCACTACATCCTCCCTCAGATTCTTGCACCCTCCCTTCTTCTTGTTCCTTGCTAGTGCCTCGGCATTCTTCGGAGGAAGCGTGTCCATTGTCGATGGGGTTGCCCATGCTTTGCCGGACGCATCTTTCGATTGTTGAATAGCCGTCTCCGTTATCGCTACATGGCTGAGCATCTTCTGCTTTTGGTTGCCCATCGGGCGAGTTGCTTTCTCCTCCCCTGTCGTTGGTGTCGGCCAAGTCTTCTCGTCCCCCAGAGCTACTGATGACAGACTCGGACTCTGTCTGTTCTTTTCCGACTCGGGTGTCCCGTCCGTCTTCCCTGTCCTTGGTGTCGGCCATGACAACCCTTGGGGCTTCCCATCCGTGCTGAGCTTGCCCTGGACGTGCAGGCCATGTACCTGCTCGCCAAGGTTGCTCTTCCCCCGATCCACTAGACAGGCTCGGGAGTCCTGCTCCTTCGGCGTCCCCCAATGGTCGTTCAGATTCATCTGGGTGTGCGTTGCGGAAGAGCATGAAGACTCTTTTACGTTGGTGAGGCGCGCCTTCTTCACTCGCACTGACCACAGTGAACGCACCTTCGTAACCAATTTCTTCCATTCTTGCCAAGACATATTTGAGAACGCTTGTGTTCTGCTCGCCACCGAACTTACAACTGATGATTCCTTCGACATTTTCGAGGGCGACCCAGTTTGGTCGGCAAAGATTAATTCCGTTTGCGATGAAGGGGAACAGATGCCTCGGGTCTTCAGTTCCTTTCCGAATGCCTGACGAGCTGAAGGGTTGGCAAGGGAAGCCCGCAGATAAGATGTCCACGCATCCACGGAACTTTCCGTATGGGAACTCTTTAACATCCGTAAAGACAGGTGCCTCAGCCAATTCACCCTCTTCAATCTTTGCAACCAAGTTCGCGCAAGCGTATCCTTCCCGTTCCACGTATGCGATTTCTCGCAAGTTAGGGAATATTCCTCTAAGCCCTCTGCCCATTCCTTCGTATCCCGAACACATAGAGAGGTGAGTAACGACGTTCTCGGTAAGTATGCCTTGTATTTGTTCTTCTTCATAGTTTTTTTCATCATTCATTTGTAATATAATTATCTAGGTTACAATCTTATTATTGTTTAATCCAAACATAGGGAGTCATCATCCACGCTTGTTTGGCGTTATCTACTGGTTGCTTGTCTGACTTTGTGACAAACGATTTATATTTGTACGGATCGTAGGTGACCATACGCCAATGGGAGTTGCCAATCTCATGCACACGGCTCGGATTCTCATGTAAGATACCCGTTAGCCATGCGTGAACATTCTTGCTCCTCTTCTCATTAACCCTAAGCCTACCATTCTCTCGAACGACAAACCTAGGATTGAATAAGAATGCCATATCAGTATGAGCTTTTACCAACCCATCTTGTCGGATAGACCAACAGCCCTTATGAAGGTTACGATACACCTCCACACGTCTGTCATAGTCTAGCAAGTATCTAGGATCATTCTTCATAATCCAGCCCTCGCTAATGCGGCTTCTTCCTTAGCACTCTCAGTCTCAGACTCAATTGCATCATCAAGCTCGACTTTTTGTGCTATAGATTCCCACACTTTATCCTTACCTTGGTTAAGTAATGTGATGAGATTCACTTCACCTGCATCAACGATGCACTTCCCATCCACATAATTACCCGTAACAACAAGCTCAGTCAGCTCAATGAGCTTTATGTCTATTGCTTGCATTCCACCACCTGGATGCCACACATGGGTGTCCCCATAGGGGACATAACCCACGGCAGTATCCTCGATGTTATACTCGACCTTACCTGATACGACTACATCGATACCAAATATGGTCATCTCTTCCATCTCGAATTCATGTTCCATAGTTATCTATTAATTTAGGTTACATTTTGTTAATTTGCAGCAAGAATTTTAATTAATTTGCTGATCCTTTAATTGACCAATCTTTCGATCAATCTCCTCTTGCACAGACTTGAATGCCTTCATGTTACTGACTAGATTAAACCCAGTCTCGGGGTCATGCCATTGGTCTTTGCAGTTACAGAAGTCCTCCTCTAGCTCAATGCGAAGCATCTCAAGTGTATGAGATGTCAACTCAAGTTGCCTTATGGTAAGAGGAATATCATTCCCCCAGGATTTCTTTACTTCTTCGTTCAGTTCTTTTTCTATACTCATATTAGTCCTCCATTATATCTTCTATTCTGTTGGTTGTTGTTTGTAGTTCTAGTAGCTTGGAAGCCCTCCATTGGTCATAGGTTGCCGGAAGCAAGCAATTGATCATTGCCTTTGTCTTTTCCATGAAGTCCCGAACATATTCTTGGTACTCCTTGACTAGCTTCTCGTCTTTCCACTCATCGGGGTATTGCTCCTTGATGCTTCCCCAATCGAACTTGTCTGAATCTATCAGATAGTCACCTTGTGGTAGAGACTCATGCTTAGCTGTCTCCATTGCATCCTCTAATGATTCAGCCTCGATGACATTATAGCCATAAGACTTCCACTCTATTGGTATTTTATATGTTTTCTTACTCATTTTAGTCCCTTTCTATGTTTAGTTTATCTTGCCAGTGCTTCCACACCCTCCAATTGATAATCCCTTCTTGGAAGAAGGTCTTCTTTTGGCCCATTGCTTTCTCTCTTCTTTCAATCTCCCTCTCTTTCATAGGGCAGTCCTCAAAGAGGTATTCGATACATCTGTCGTAGTCATAACAAAGGACATCTTCATCTAGCTTTAGTGCTAGTAAGCGCTGTCCATGCTTTGTGTATCTACAACCTGTATTGAAGAACAGATGAGGTAAGTCATGTAGCTCTTCCTCAGTTACTTTTCTTTTTGTGTATTCCATTATTTATCCTCCTTCCTATCATCCGCTCCGCTCCGTATTGGTGCATTCATGGTAGAAACCTCTATGAACTCACGGCATGCATTGACTAAGTCTTGCCAATGAAATACATCGGGTGAGCCACCATTGGTAAACAGAGCCTCTTGTTTCTTTTCGTAGTCATTAAGGAGGCGACAGAGTAAATCTGTCACCTCCTCCTCGGATATGTGTTCGTAATTAAGACTCATCTGTATCAATCTCTACATTTAGGTGATTAGCTAGGTCTTTGAATGTGTCGTTGGGATTGAAGAACTTACATGCATACTGCAATAAGGCTTGTATCTTATCCTTGGGGTATTCTCTAATCTCATCGTAAACCTCGAATTGATTTAGATTCCAATTCCAACCTTCGACTTGTTTCTTGATTTCAGCATCAACCTCATCTTTCTTATCTAGGTATTCTTGTAGTGTCTCGAGTTGAGCATGGACATCATTAGCTACACCATGAGATTCATCTAGGTCTGCTTCTTCGATGTATTTATCAGACTCCTCGCCTTCTACATCAGTAGTACAGAACTCATCTACCTTCTCGTTGATGTTAACTAGCAACTCGCGCAACTTATCGCTTACTACTACACCATTCTCTTCCTCTTCTTGACTGAAGTAATCTTCGACACTATCCCTCCAGTTGGTATTGTGATTTAGATGGTCAGCTAGATTGGCTTGAGCGGAATTGAACTCGTCAACTGCTCCATTGTATGTACGCACCTGATCATTCCACTGGTCTTGAAGAGTCTGCCTTTCATCCTCTAACTCGGAATGCTTACTCTCAACCTCATCGATGAGATTCTTGAGGGTCTGCATGTCATCCATTGTGGGTGGCTTGAGTTCCCATCGTGGCTTAGGCCCTCGCGCAATGGCATCTGCTAGTTGTTTCTTTGCTTCTTCTACGGTTATATTATCACTCATTGTTATTTATTTATTTGGGTTACTTTTACTTGCTTGGAGTTACATTTAACTTCCAAGATTTCTTCATCCTGCTTGTATCTAAGGACGAAAGGTTTCTTTTTAAGATGGATAAACTCTCCACCTTGTTTCTCTACAGTTTCTTTGGCATGTTTAATGTAGTCATCGAAGTCTTCGTACATCCATTCGTCACTCCATCTATCGAATAGGTATTCAGCTACCTTAACTATTCCTGGCTTTACCTTACTCATGCTAATTTCCCCTCAAAGTTGGCCAATGCATCAGCAATTGACTCATCAACATCTCTACGCTCGAAGTCCCTCATGATGATGAATGTTGTCCAAGCACAGAAGCCATGAAGCTTGTCATCAGAATGCCCATCAAACTGCTCGGCAACTCGTTGGATGGATGTACCCAAGCCTCGAACGATACCTCTTGCGACATCGGTGTACTTCTCATCGCTAAGATATTCAAGGTTATCCAAGGTCAACTGCGTGTCCTTGATGGCGTTAATAATGAATTTGATTATTCGTTTTTTAGTTTCACTCATGATATTAGTTTCCTAGTTATTTGGGTTACAATTATGCCACAAGAAGGTGGCGGTTAGCGTTGCGACTAGACACAACAAATGGATCATTAGAACCTTTAGCATCACCCTTAGCCTTAAGAGCGATAACATCATTCTTCTTAGTAAGATTAAATAAGTCTGACTTATCTCCATCATGTACTACACGACCAAGGAACTCCTTAGGGAACTCACAATCAAACACCACTGCCATAGGGGCATCAGTCTTTAAGGCACGTTGTACAGAAGGTTGGTAGTTAGGCATACCACTCCAGGAGAACATCAATGGATAGTTGTCAGGAGTCTTACCAATTCGACTAGACATCTTAGTGTAGTCATAGAAGAAAAGGTTAGGGAACTGCTGCGGTATCTCATATCTTTTATTCTCCCATACGATATCTGAGATGACATTGAGACGTACAACTCCTTGTACACCTTGCTTGGTAGTCAGCTTCTCGAAGTTATGTAACTCCTTAGTCAACTGAGCCAAGAAAGACTCACGATCATCTCTGAGCCAATCCCTTTTCTTCTCACGACCCGTCCGTACATTGTCGAACTTGCCATAGCCTGCTGACATGAGGCATGGTTTCTGACAACCTGCCAACCTAGAAGCTGGACAAGCCCAATCCGATGGAGCTAGGCTCAATCCGGCTACCCTCATTCCAGTAGGTTTCTTGCTCATAACCTTGCCGATCATAGTAAAGATACCATCACTGATATTTGCGTTATTCTTACGGAGCTTTGTGTTGCCCCCACCTGTATCTAATAGTTTCATATTATTTATATGCCTCCTTTTTGATTAGTTCGTTATCATATGTTGCACATGGGATTTCTAGCTCTTCTCTAGCGACAATACCGAAGTACTCCTTAGCTTTGCTCCAATCTCTTGGGGCATATTCCTCATCCCAACTAGAAGTGATAGCCTTGTATGCTTTGTGACACATCTCTTCTGCACCCTTTGCAGTTCTTCCATAGCCCATGAGTTCATCCCTCTGTAGTATTATTCCGAATGTATATATTTTCATATTTCGTTTCCTTCTATGATTATGCAGACCTTGTCTGCGGTTATTTCTTTTTTGTATTGCTTAGCTAGTTCAATAGCCTCGCGTTTAGATGGTTCTGCTGTTGCACATCCAAGTTCAAAGTCCTCTCCATCTTGAAGAGCAGAGAGAACCCACAAGTCATGAGCAATGCTGTCGATATGTATATCAATCATGTCCCGAGCTTCAGTTTAAGGTATGCCCAACAGACTCGATTGATTGCCTCAATCTCAGGAACAACATCATCAATGATCTTGTTGTCCATTACTACATTGTATAATGCAGAAAGCTTAGGATCGGGTTCACCGAACTGACCCTTGAATGTCTTATAGTCATCACCTTGCATAAAGTTCAGACCCGCTTCTCCATGTGCATTTAATGTTGTCAGGATCCACCGATCATTCTCGGCATCCCAATATTCTCTTCTCACTAAGTATTTTGTTTCACTCATTGAACAACCTTTCTATTTTTTCTTTTACTGCCTTAGCTTGTGCTAGTTTATCCTCACCATGATCAGGATCCTCGGGAAGATTTTGCTCAAGGCTTTCAATCTCGAAATCGATAGCCACTTGGACTGCGTTGAGTTGCTTATCTGTTAGGAACAATGCATGAGGATGATCTTGCACCTCACGCATTACCTTATCGATAGTCGGCAGACGCTCCTCATAGGTCTTGCACGATGAGTTGTGATACTTCCACTCAAGTTCATTGAGTCCTTGGTAGATTAATTTCTGTATTAGTTTCATACTTACTTATCCTTTCTTGTTAGTTGTTCATAGTTCTCCTCGAGCCATAGTTTTGCTCGGTATCTGTTATCGAAGTCGCCCTTTACATGCTCGACCTCGTTCTCCTCCCTGGAAAGCCACCGTCTAACGACCTCAAACGTGCCATCCTCATGATCGAGGACATAGAATAGACCATCTTTAGTCTCTACCTCATCGATCTTAAAGGTGTAGCACCATGCCTCAACAGACCAAGTACTATTCAGCCCACACATATACCATCTGCATGAGTTGAATAGGTCACTGATGATGCGTTCGATTGAACTGATCGCATTCATGCCAAGATGGTAACTTTTCGGTGGAAACCTCACGAGTAGAGCCGATCCACTTGTCGTACATATACTGCATGACCTTACCTTGGATACTAATCTCTCTTCTGTTCCATGTGTGGACATTGATTAAGTCGGAGAACTTCTTAGCTTCGATAGCTAGCATCTCCATGAATGATATTGGGTCTATTGGTTTACTCATAGTATTACCTTTCTTGTTGTTGTTACTTTGTAGTCTGCATAGTCACCTCTAGGGGGGCTGATCGTTAGCATGGCTACATTGGTTTCGTATCTGTATTTAGTGCTACATCTCAGCCCATGCTTGGGCTTAAGGGATATTATGTAAGTACGATCACCTTTGTGTTCCTTCTTAAAGCTATCTAAGTAGCCATCCTCTTCATGGATAAGCTCATTCTGCTCATCTTGTGACAGATCGGGATGAAGTGTATCTACTAGCAAAGAGATAGTCTCAACAAGACCATCTGCCTCACAATGGACATCCTTCATGATGCCTACCACAGAAGAGTCAGCTAATGCCTTGCCACGTTGCTCTAGTGGTACTGCGAATAGATAATTGAAGTGATCCTCAACCTCATTGGCTACATCTATTGGTAGCTTATCAAATGGAATGGTATCTTCCTTATGATCTTCAGCTAGCACAATATCACCTTTCTTGAGATAGATGTAGCGTTGCTCTACATCATCAATGGTTACTCTGCATACACTAGCAATGTTGCATGCTCTGATTATTATTTTCTTCATGTAATATATATTTCTAGGTTACTGATTAATTATTTGTGTATAGAATCCGTAGAACTTACCGAATGGTACATCTATGGTGTGAACTTGGTCAGGATCTGTTGAGTGCTTGGTCACCTCGATGATGTATTCACGATCTACATATTGTGTGAACTCTGAGTAGACTATCTTGCCATACTCATCCTTCTTGTATGATCCATCCTCTAGTTTAATGGGTTTGCCTTGCGAGTAACATACACGCTCTTCAACTTTAGGACAGAACTGCCAATCACCATACTCTGCACCTCTGCCATCGTAAGCCATATAATAGTAGCGACCATCATCAATGCATAATCGTAGACCAAGACGCTCTTCCAACAGAAGTTGCATATTAGGGAAGGGATGCTTACCATCCTCTAGCTCGAACGTACTATGACCATCAAAGAATCTAAAGGTATGCTTGTCACAAGCATTAGCATACTTATACAGATGATCTATCCATGCTTGCAGACAATCAGAAATCTGTACCTTATTTGCGTCACTACCCAATAGCCAACGAGCTTGTGCTATCTGCTCATATGCATCATCCAATGCAGATACATTGGCAATAGTAAGAGCCTCTTCATGACCGAAGAAATGCGTAGCATCATCTCCATCAGTAGCACCAAGATAGTTTTGGAAGTCTGCTATCTCTTCGTTAATGGCGTCATACACCTCATTACAATTGCCATTATGCTTAATTGACCCGACTGCATCGAATTTCGATAGGGCAGTCACCATTCTTCGCGTGGTTTCCAGAACTTTATCTCCTAAAGTTAGTTGTATTTTTGGTATTAGTTCACTCATATTATATTTCCTTTGTTGTTGAAGGCTTGAAAGTAAGCCCACTAGTTACATTGTGGAAGGTAGCTATTTCCTTCATGTTAAAGCCATTTACTTTGCGTAGTTTATTCATTTGAAAAACCTTCAAGACGTTAGTTTCTCTGTCCCATTGAAGGTGTAATGATCGGTTCTTTATTTGTGAGAATTTGCTCATCTTAATAAACTCCTAGCATGTCGAGAGTAACACGATTCTTGCAGAGGTATCGGATAGCTTTGATATCTCGAAATGTTTTCTCCCAAGTGTTGAACTTGATCCTTTGTTCATCCCTTAAGAAGAACAGACGTCCAATACTAAGAAGGTGAGGGTTAGCCTCTGAAATTAGAGCCAAGTACAAAGGCTCTTCATCAGTACCACACTTGGGTGGAGTAGACTTGAGGAATCCCTTGTTCTTACCTCTTGTAGCAATGAGCCTATCCAATAGATGGGCGTCATCACCAAGTACGTTTTTAAGTGCGCCAATCACTGCTGATTGAGCTAGTTTTAATTTACTTTGATTGTTCATTATATTACCTTTCCTTTGTTAGTATCCTAGTTATTTGGGTTACAGAAGGCCACACATATCAAGTATGACCGAGAGAATACCTATGCCGAATAGGGTAGGTATAAAGAATGGTGAGTTAAGGATACCTTCAATCATATCCCCGAACATTTTATAGTACTGATTCATTATTTTTCCTTTGTTGGATGTTATTGTTTGGTGAGTAGTAAAAAGAAAAGCCCTCCCAGAAGCACAAAAGCTCTGGAAGGGCTAGGTTTTGTAGTAGAACGTGCGTCAGCGATTGACTGCCTATGATTCTCTCTTGCTCGCAAGTAGTTTACGTTCCAACTACGTGTTGTGACGTAGTCTGCACGTAGCTCAGTACGTACAGACCACATCGGGTTAATAATCAAAAAAGCAACGCGGTTGCGTTGCGACTATTGTGAACACCCATAAGAGTGAACACTCGATAATAATTAGGTTATCTCCTTAGTATAATTTCTTCGGCTGACCAAACCGATAGGCATATCATCTTCTAAATAATCATTACACGCCTAGGCATTTTAATTTCCGTTAGTTCGTTATGTTTCCAAAGTGACACATGGTTCACCGAACAAGTTCCATCGATCCGAGCAATTCCCCTCTCGTTTTTTCGGGTGTCAATACAAGACCACATAGATAATCAAATAGAGATGATCATTGTCTATGCGATGGGTATTGCCAACCAAGCAACCGATGTCGCCAAATATAGAATACAATTCGTTTTGTTGTATCCGAATACGTACGCCCCCCTTGCTACTGATCCAAGGTATATCCTTGTGGGGTGTCTACGCGACTAAGTTCTCTTAGCCGAACAATGCAATGGTTTTATCGTTCGCCCATGAGGAATTTTCCCTCACACTTGAACACCACTATTAGTGCCATCGCATCGCTACGATCATCATCCGATCCTAAGACTTCGAACCTGCTAGTTATATCTGCCAATTCTAATCTACTACGCTTGTCGCTATAAGTTAATGCATTGGATTGCTATATGGTAGTGAGTACTACGCCAACGTGCCTAAAGGGAAAGCTTACAAGATCATGCCGACTCATTACGTCGCTGACTCTACTCGCAAACTTATCAAAAGGGTTTTGCGCAAATCAAGATATCTACCGCAATCAAATACAATTCTACGTCGATGTGGAATCAATTTGTAATTGCTTCACGTATTGCCTTTGCAAATTTTGCAAAGACTATCAATTAAATGTCAAAGAGCTGACCAAGTTGCCCCAAATTTTTTGGGAATTAATCGATCTAGTTTGCCCCAAATTTTTTGGGCTAAATCTATCAATTACTTGTAAAGAACAATTGACTCACGTTTCGTATGGGCTTGCCACCATCACGCATTGCGTGGCACGTTTACGATTGCCTTGCCTTTGCCTAGTCCAACGCTAAGCAAAGGGGATGGAATTGGCTTACTCTAAGCCTAATTCCGCTTTGACTTCCGCCATTAATTCCGCTTTCAATTGCTCACGTATTTGCGCTTCAGTCTTTTGGGGCTTTGCCTTGCGTTGGCGTGGTTCGCTTACTTTTCTCATTCTTTGATAAGTACGCTTTGACTCGCCATTATTTTTGATAATAAAGCCCGTGGGAATTAATTGCTCTTGATCTTCGATTTCTTTGCATTTGGCTTCGATCAAGTTTTTTAGCCTATTAATACCGCTATAAAAGCCGTTTATATATCTATTCTTTTGGCTATTGGATAAGCGCTTGTCCCCGCCATTTTTTGGGGCTTTCCCAAAATCTTCCGCGAGCAATTCATTTAATGCCTTGCCAATTTTGGCAGGTGTCAAGTCTTTGACTTCATTGGCAATCGTTTCAAAGGCGTCCCAATGATATAAGAATTTTTGATTATTACTTTCCAATTCTTTTCTCATTTCATTGGATAGGATATTGATATCCGAAAAGCTTACTTGATATCCTACTTGGTTTCCGCCTTTTATCTCGCCTTTGTCATTTGTGTATTGCTTTGACAAAATTTCATTGGCTACAAAATTTCCGCTTGATTCAACGCTATTAAAATTATGACGTGGTTCGGGAATTAATGCATTGGCTTGATCTTGATTATTTTGATTGATTAGATTTGTCATGATATTTGATTTTATTTGATTTGATTAATATTGATTGCACCAACTTGGTGACACCTATAAAAGCGCCACGAATAAACTTATTGGCTATCAACGACTTACAGCATATGTGTTACCTAATACACATTAGGTTACAAGGGGGTGCCTGGGGGGAATCAGGATCCGGCAGCTAT